AAAGCAAAACCTAATATGTTTCAAAGCTTGGAATCTGGCTCTAAGCATTAGGCTTAGACCGCCCTTATATTCCCAGAGCCAACCTTCGTAACCACAATCGTCATTGCTATGCATTCGATTAACGGAACACGACCGGTAGCCGGCACTTTCAACTTTTCCGGTCACGGGATCGCGATCTTCCTCTCGTTTTCCTATAACGGGATGGTGGCATTCTAAGGCACCAAACCATCTGCGCTGCGCCCATCGACAATCTTTGCAAGCCTTCATTTGCTACTTTCCCTCCGTCGATGGGGTCGAAAGTGCCGACACGTAAGCCTCGATGGCGGTATTGGCCAAACCAAACGCAAAGCCTGACGAGCCGAGCCCAGGCTTCCAAAAAGGGTGCTTCATGATGGCTTCTTGAACTGCCGCGACCACTTCCGGGTCTGGCGTTCCTTGGGCAGGTCGATACCATGGATCGTCAACCACATATTTATCTGTAGGAAGCGGATCAAGCTTCACGGCCCCTTTGGCACGACCGCCGATGTCCGCCGCCGTGAAGGCGGGTAGCGCGTCGATTTCGCACAAGATCGATTCCGTGACTTGGAGAGTTTCGTCCGGTTGACCGATCAGGACTTCACGGACCTTCGACCGTTCAAGATAAAGCGTCGTGGCTTCCCTCTCGCTCATGCTGCGCTCCCCTCATTGGCGCTGGGCGGGGATGGAACAAGTTTCCAGTCACGCTTCTGCAATTCTTCAAGAGCATTCATAGCAAACTGGCGACCTTCCCAATCCGTACCGTGTTTGTGGTGGCACATCCTGAGATAGCCCCAGCACTCGCTCAGCAGCCGATAGACCTCAGCGGTGTCATCGACGTTGAATGCGACGGGCTTCGGCTGTCCGACAAATTTCTTTCTTGGTTCGCTCATGTCTCCCCCTCATTGGCGCTGGCCGGGGAGAGGGCGGCGCGATCAAGGCGCTCAATCTCAGCGACGATCAGCGCGGCCGCAATAATGAGTTTGCGGCGCCGACTTTTCTTAGGCTTGAACCAATGGTCGGACCAGGATTGCGGCCACAGATCGGAATAGGACGTGTAGGGCTTATAGCCGACGCCCGCGAACTCTTCGGCCTTAAAAGCGCGCGTAGTGGCAGCATAGCAAGCCGCAGCATCAGCGAGTTCGCCCCGGTCATGCTCGTCATCGTGTGCCAACGTCCAGCCTTCTTTGCTGATCTGGCGCTGGCGCTCTTTGGCGATGTCGTCAAGTGCGCTCATATCGCCATGACCGTCGAGTAAATTGCGGAATAGATGGTGCGGACAGCTACGCGATCCAATTCCTTAGCTTCCTCTGAAAGATCGTCATACGGCACCATTAGTTCTTCGCCGGTTTCCAGTTTGCGAGAAGTCACGCCAGCCTTGCGTTTTGAATCCATCCAAGACTCGTGAACCTTAGCGCTGACAACTTCGATATCGGGTAAATTCATTTTTGTTTCTCCTGTATGTGGGGCAGTGGCATCTCTCCCGGCTCGGCAGCGGCCCGCACCGGGGGCGGGGCGCCGGCCTTCATCATCTCTCTTGCGACGATGACCTGAATAGATGCTTTTTTACGCGCGTAGGGCCAATTCTCCGGCAGGGCGACGATTTCATGCTCCCGCGCGTCGCCGCCTTGAGGCCGCACCGGGGCGGGTGGGGTGGCGATAAATGCGCGGCCAGCATCGGTTAGATAGACGACGGAATTGTCCGTATCTGAATCATGCGTGACGCGCGTCAATTTGCGCTTGCTGGCTTGGTTAAACGTGTCCAAGGGTTCGGCGTCGTCACAGAAATAGTTGATCCAGTTCCACTTGTCATCGTTACCGCTGGTCTGGCCACCGGCTGCTGCAAGGATCGATAAGAACGATCGCAATTTGTCCTCCCGCGCGTCGCCGCCTTGAGGTTGGTGGGCGCTCCCCGGCGAATCCGAGGGCGGGGCGGCGTAGACCGCTACATTATAAAATTCACTCTCCATAGGGGAGGTCCACGCCACGCCACCCCTCTGGCCGGATTGATAGGCTTCGATATGAACAGAGTTCATCCACGCGACCGGCTTCGCATCCTGCTCACGCGGGATGGCGGCGTTGGCCGAATCATCCTCTGGGTAGCCGTCAGAGGGGTATTGTTTTTGGTTCATTACACGTCCCCTCACTGCGACTGGAGCGGGTGCGCGGAGAGCGGCGATGACCATTCTGTGTTTGATGATCGTCTGCGCGAATTCCTCGTATCCAGCCGCTTCCATTTTTCGGAGACCGGCTTCATATTCGTCTGCCAGCTTAGCGACCATGCAACGACCGTGGCGCGGGCAAGTGCAGTTCGGGTATTCACATTCCCTAAAGTTCGTCTCTCGCTCGCTTGCGTGGTCTGTCATGGCTTTCCTGCCTTCGGTCCTGCCACAAGAGCGCGTAGCGCTTGCTCAGCCGTGTTGCAGATGTCATCCAAATCAGCGTCTTCATTCCATCGTTGGTCGCGGATACCTTCAAGACACCTGACCAGCGCGTCGTGATTATTCACGGCCTTGACGACCAGATCTGCGTTGGCGATGCCTTCAGCATCATTCCATGCCCAAACGCCGAAACCGCAATCGAGGATTCCCTGACCGTCATCGGCGCCGATCCCGACCAGCTTGCGGCCATCCGTTGTCGTGAAAACTCTCCAAGGTGTTGGCGTGCTAGTGCTCATGGCGTTTCTCTCCCGTGGGATCGATCTCGTTGTAGTAAGCCGACATCTAGCGGTTCAGCGCTCCGGGCGCGTGTTCAAAAGTACATCCATCATTTTACGTCGATTCCAGTTTTTCCCTGCGCACAAACTAAACAATCCACATGCGTTCATTTGGATAGTTCAACTTTACCGACACGACGCTGCACTGACTGAGCGGCTAAGTTCGTCCTCCGGCTAGTCGATGAAGAAGCGTAAATCATAGGCTTTGCCAATATTATCGGATGGCGCGACGTGCTCGCGAAGGTCGCGCTCAAGCTCGCTGTTATCCTCATCCTTGTGGCACGCGACCCGTGTGATGAAGGCGTGGACCGGCACACCATTCTCGGTTGTGCCCTCCCATATCCTGGCCTGCATCACCCCACCACTGCGTGATCTCAATTCGACGATCTTGGTCGTGCTCTGTAACGTCATTTTCATCGTGTCGTTTCCTTTTTGCTGTCTTCCGAACTTAGCCTCTATCGCCGATACTCAGTCACTCACGCTCAAGTTGTACTATCCATCCCGTTTCCAACGCGTCGCAATCGTCAGCACGACGATCATCCGCATCGAGACCGGATCGCCGCGCGCCGCATAAAGTTCAACGGCGCAACTGAGGGGATTGATGCCCAGGCTTGCCCAAAACTCGGCTTCGTTGCGGTTATGTTGGGCTGTTTTCGCCAGGCGATGGCATTGGCTGCATAATGAAAGCGCCCACTTGTCATGAGGCTTCTTCCCGAGGCCGCTCGCCTTGCCATACGCTGCACTTGAAAGACGTAGGTGAGCGGCCTCAGACAGTTCCATGCCGCAGGAAAGGCAGGGCATTTGCCTGATAAGGGCCAAATAATCGGCATCTCCATGGTCGGAGGTTCGCGCTGTCGCGGTCGGCGCGGTCGCGCGTTTGAGTAAATCGCCGGGTTTCGAATCGTGAACGATGCGTTGCGGTCTGATCATTGGAAGTCCGATTTGGATAGTACAACTCAAACGCGACGACGCTTCACCGACTCAGCGGCTAAGTTCTAAGCGCCGCGTTTGGTTACGACGTCAATTCCTTGACGATCCACATAATTGACTGTTCGAGCGACGTGATTGCTAGCGAGTTGTAGCGACCTGGCTTGACCTTGGCGAACAAGGTTTCGAGCACGGCGGCTTCGTCCTTGATTGCGTCGTGCAGCGACTTTTCTTCGTTGCTCAACGCTCGATACTTCGGGCGAAAGCGGCTGACTTCAATCGCCGTGTCGGCCTGCCGGCCATCCGGTTGTCCTTCGTAAACGTGTGCCATCAGATGAATCCTTTATCCTGTGCCAGCCATTCTGGCATTGTGAAAGTGCCGTCAGGGTTCTGCTCGACTTGCGACTTCGGCACCCATTCAGTCGTTTTGCCGTCGAAAATTCGAAAAGCTTTGTCGGTCTCGCCTTTGAGTTCGCCGGCGATGTCGATCAACGCGCGCTTTCCCATCTTGTAGCTCCTAGCTGCGGATCGAACTTAGCCGCTGCGCTGGTGTTTAAACCGTGACGCTCAAGTTGTACTATCCATCCCTCTGGCCTCACGACTTCGCCATCTCCCTCGCAACAATGCTCTGGAACGCCACCTGCCGCGCATCGTCGACATAGCGCAGCACGGCGAACGGCGAGTAGCCCCGCGCCATCAGCGATCGGATCGCGTCGGCTTCGTTCTGCGCGGCGTCGAATTTGACCAGGTCTTTCGCCATGCGCTCGATCATCGCCTTGCGGCGATCGAAGGTGGACATCAGCGGGCCGTCGATCAGGAAGGAGTTCATGACCACAGCACCTTCGCGCAATGCGCGCATACCAGCGTGCGCGGCCCGTCCCACAACTGGTAATGGCCGTCCGGGCTTCCCGGGCAGGGATCGTCGATGCCGAACGGATCGAGTGCGGTCAGCGTGGTGATTTCGTGCGCGACAAAATCCTCGATGAAACGGCGGGTTTCCGGTTTGAGTTGGATGTTCATGGTGTCCCCTGTGATGCCTTTGAATTAGTTGGCGGCGACGAGGATGCTTAAAAACCCGCCGCCGCCTCCCTCGCCATGGAGCCGCTACGCCTTTGGCGAGGTAACGGGTGTCAGTGGTCGTCGGCGCCGAACGTCGCCGCATAGGCCGCGCGCAGCTCGTTGATCGCTATCGTCAGATGCTCGCGATGACATTCAACGCGGCCGGTCTGGATGAAGGCGTTGAGCGTACTGCAGCAGAACATGCGCTCGGAATCCTGCGGCGCTGTCGGCCGGTAGTATCCGCCGTTCTGCGGCTTCTCTGTCTGCGGCGCCGGCGCCGCGGCCGACGACAATGAACGCGCCGGCTGCGGCTGCGGCTTTTCCACCATGTGCAGTTGCTTGATATCGCGGTACGTGGTGCCGTTCTTGGTGCTGGCGGAAAACTCGATCTCGTAAGTTCCTCCGACCTGGACGAGGCCAAGCTTGTCCGGCCAGATACCGAACAACATACCGTCCGAATCCTTGATGTGGGCCGACTTGCCTTGGCCTTTCGAGGGATAGATGTTCTGGACGGTGATGGTGCCTTGCTCAAAGCGCGGCTGTTGAAGTGCTGCTGACGTGTTCATTTACAAAGTCCTCTCAAAGGTTGCGGTGATGCCGGCGGGAAGCTCGTCGTATTCGCGGCGGTAGTCGCGGGCGCTGGACAAAATCGCGTCCCTGATCTTGTCGGTCATCCCTAAAATCCTGATCACCTTGGCGACATCCTCGATCACCAAAACCTCGACCGTCCGCATGCCGCGCGAATTGCCTCCCAGCACGCTCTTGAACCGCACCGGCACGTTCTTGGCGGCGATCGCAGCCGTCTTGTCCGCGCGCCGGAAGTCCGTGAACGCCTGATCCGCCTGCTGGATTGCCTCGCCGACGTCGCTCTCGACGCCCTGTTCGGCATCGTCGATCGCCTCGCGTTCGGCGGCTTCGGCTTCGCGGGCAATCCGTTCGGCTTCTTCGGCTTCCTTGCGCAACCGCTCGACCTCGGCGATGCGCTTGGCCTCGATATCGTTGGCGTATTTTGTCAGCCGCTTGCGCAGCTCGCCGCGGGCGGTTTCCAGCGTGCCCTTGTCCTTGACCAGCGCGTAGGCATCGAAGATCGCATTCAGCCGGTCGCGGAACGGGCGGGTTTTGGTCTCGCGTTCGGCGCGGGCTTCGTTCAAAGCGACAAGCGTGCGCTCGTTTACGGCGGCGCCGGCCTGGGCATCGTCCTGGCTCATAACAACGGGATGCGATTTCAGGTACGTGCGCAGTTCGTCATAGGCTTCGACGGCGAAGTCGATGCGCGAGGGCTGGTTGTCGGCAGTGCTGACAAGGCGGTCGGTTGCGGGGATTTCAGCGCGGTCTAACATCATCATCACACAGTCTCCTTCTGCAAAACCTTGAACACGCGCGAGTCCGGAACGTCATGCATGTCGCGCACGCGGGATTTGGCTTCATATTTCGAATTGAATTTGGTCGCGGCGTTCGGGTCGCCGATCCATGTGATGATCGTCATGCCTTTGTCGTCGGCACTGAACAGCGCGAATTCGTTGGTGAAAGCGGCGCGCTGCACGACGACTTGCGGCTGCGAGGGAAGCTTTGCCTTGCGAGGCTTTCCGCCGATCGCGACCATCACGCAGCCCTCCGCAGAAACGACCGCGCCGCGCGCGTACCGACGTGGATCTCGACGAATTCATATTGACGGTAAGAAAGCGTCTCGCCTCGCCCAGCCCAGATCGTCATGACCTGTCTGGCGAAGTCCTTGGTGACATCGGCGCCGGTGCCGATCTCGATCACGCGCGAGAGCGTTTCGAATTCGCCGGCTGCGATATCGCGGATCGTTGTCTCGCGATCCATGTCGTTGACGTCGCGCTCGGCTGCGTATTCGTCGATGTGCTGGCCACAGAGGACGAGGTAGAGCGGGGAAGGGCGGGGTTCTGTCTGGAAGGTGGTTGTCATGGGGTGGCGGCTCCCTGTTGGTGTGGGAGCACTCAAGCATAGCTTGTTGCTTTAGTCAAATATCAAAAAATATCTGGCCGGCCACGAAAGCTGTGGATTAGGCGACGGTATCCCGGTTTTTGCTGAAAGCGTCGACCATGGTGCGCACCACGGCGCGTTCATGGGGCTGGAGCTGTTCGATGTCCTTTTCCAGCGAATCGGGGGGAGGTGGATCGTCCGTCCCTTCGAGCAGCCAAATAACTGGAATCCTGAGTAATCTCGACAACTTAGCGATCTTATCCAGTTCCGGGATTGCCTCGTCTCGTTCCCACCCGGAGACAGCTTTGTCGGTGACGCCGAAGTGGGCACCTATCTCGGCCTGAGTCGGCTTTGGCCGAAGGCGCTCGCGGGCCGCCTTGATGCGATTTCCTAAAGTCATTTCCGCATTATAAAGCCCGGCTTTAGGCAAACAATGAAGCAAAACTTGACTTTGAGGTAAAAGCCATGCTTGAGGTGACGACTATGGATGACAAGAAAGAAGCCCTCAAACGAGCGGTCGAAAATGTCGGCGGCCAGGCCAAGTTTGCGCGGGCCGTCGGTGTGACTGCGCAGGCCGTTTCACAATGGAATGAGGTTCCTCCGCTTCGCGTGCTGGTGGTCGAGCGCGTCTCCGGCGTCTCCAGGCATGAACTGCGCCCCGATTTGTATCCCCTGGAAACCGAGGTGCGCGCCTGATGCCCCGGAAATCGAATAATCTTCCCCATTTCCGCCCCCTGCGCGTTTTGCCGCAGCATGGTCCGTATGGCGGTTTCGTGTCACGGAAAATTTTTCTCTCAGTTGGGTTAACGGCAGTTGATTTGTTGCATTGCGTATCAGGGGTTTGTTCATGCGTACGGTTTACGAGCGCGAGATCGCGGGCGCCGCGAAAATCGAGCGAAACATCCTGCAGGGCGATGCAAGAATTTGCAGTTCGTGGTTCGGTAAAGCTTGCAAAGGGATGTGGCCGAACAAAACCGCAGAAGAACTCGCGGCCCTTGTCGGTTGCTCGGTACGCGCCGCCGCTTATCAGATTTCAGGCGAGCAGGAGCCTACCGCGCGCACTATCCAAGCCGTCATCAATCTTTGGCTGCCTGACCGACGATAGGAGCGCCGCATGACCAGCGGGCAGCGGTTTGATCTTGTAGGGCAGCGTTTTGCACGATTGCTCGTAATTGAGCGGCTAGATTCAAACGTCCACGCACAGCAGCGCTGGAAATGTCTATGCGACTGCGGCGCGGTAGTGGTGATTGCCCTTACGTCCGGTCTACGGAGCGGGCACACCAAATCCTGCGGCTGTTATGGTCGTCGCCATCCGAGAATGGCTGCGTTTTTACTTGATCAAGCTGGCAAGGCCGGTTGTTGGGAATATCCTTCGGCTCGCTCAAAGGATGGCTACGCACGCTATTCTGAGAAAGGATTTCCACGGCAAGCGCATCAGGCCGCATATCTAATCACAAGAGGGAAGTTGGCCGCAGGTCTCTGCGCCTGTCACTCCTGCGATAACCCAGCCTGTTGTCGGCCAAGCCATCTCTTTGCCGGTACCAGGGTCGACAACAATCGCGATTGCATTGCGAAGGATCGTCACAACAGAGGTGAGCGCGTTCATACCGCAAAACTGCAGCCTGAACAGGTCGTGGCCATCAGGTCTGACAAGCGGACGCGTCGCGAAATCGCTTCACAATACTTGATCAGCATGGAAACCGTCTCTGCGATCCGGGCACGGAGAGCATGGGCTCATCTTTAATCAAACGGGAGGAACACTTGGCGGCACATTTGAAGAAAGAAGAGAGGGCAGTTCTAGTTACAACAAGTCACAGAGGCGTGTTCTTTGGTTACGCCCTCGATACCGACGGTGAGACCATCAAGCTTCGCGCGGCGCGTAACTGCATCTATTGGCCGGCAGAAAACAAGGGCTTCATGGGCCTCGCCAACATGGGGCCGGTCAAAGGCGCGCGCGTCGGGCCGGCCGCCGATATCGAGCTTCGCGACATTACCTCGGTTGCCGAGGTCACGACTGCCGCTGTCGCAGCATGGGAAAGCGCACCATGGAAATGAGCGAAGCGAGACTCGTGCGGGGCGAAGTCCCGCACTCATTTTTGAACGGCTCCGGCGACGGCTCCGGCTCCGGCGACGGCTCCGGCTACGGCTACGGCTCCGGCTCCGGCTACGGCTACGGCTACGGCTCCGGCGACGGCTACGGCTCCGGCGACGGCTCCGGCTCCGGCTCCGGCTCCGGCGACGGCTCCGGCTACGGCTACGGCTCCGGCTCCAAGGAATATTGGTTGGCCACGATTCCGAATTTTGCAAGGAAGATGCCAGAGCAACAGCAAAAGCGTTTTGCGGAGCTGCAGCAAGAAGGCGCGATGATTGCCTTCTGGCGTTCCGACAAGAATGGTCGCGCGGCGAATGGTGGAAAGAACGATCCCGTTGGCCCGGGCACCATCGAAACCATCAAGGGACCGCTGCGGATCTGCACCGCGCAAGGTCTGCACGCGACGTTCATTCCGCCGAAATGGAAAGGCGAACGCTGGTGGCTGGTTGCATTGATCGGCGAGGTTCAAACGGACGAAGACAAGGTTGCCGCCCTCAAGCGTGAAATTATCGGAGAATGCCTGTGAAAGGCGAACGTCTCTCAAACCGGCAGATCGCGACATTGAAACATCTCGCGATCTGCTGCTCCAATGGCGGTCAGATTACCCTGACTCGCGATCAGCGAGAGGCAACGGCGCTGCGCATAGCGGCTTCGCGCCGCGCAGTGGTGCCGCTGTGGCGGCGTGAACTGATCGAAATCTGGAACAGGAAAGTGCCCGGAGAATCTCCGCGCGGGCCGTTCTTTAGACCATCTGAAAGCGGCTGGCGCTTGATCCAGTCGATTCTTGAAGCCTCAGAGCGTTTCGCGGAGGCCGCATGACCACGATCCTTTACGGCTATGCCGCCTTCACCATCCTCGCCATCGCCTACTTTGCGCTGCGCTACGTGCTGCGCACCAGGGCCGATCGCCGGTCCGAAGCGACCAACGTCGTCCGGTTTCGAAGGTCCTCACGTCCTTTCTGACTGCTTTTTTTGAGCGGTTTCTGCGCGTTGTGTTGCGTCCCCGGTAAATGAGTTTTGCGTGCGTCGTCGAACGGTTCTTATCCCGAGCGAGTGCAAACCTATGAGTGCAACCTTAATCATGAAGATCGCCGCATTCTGTGCTAAACGCTTAGATTGTATCGCCAGCCAGCGAGGGTGTTATGTTCCTGCGTACTCGATTGGTCTCTCTGCGAGAATTCTGGATCGCGGAAACCGAACTCGGCTCAGTTTACTTCATCCGCGATGCGGAGGCCGACGCGATCAAGGTCGGATACTCACGCGACCATTGGCACCGGCTTTCCGATCTCCAAGTTGGCAGCGCGCGGAAACTCGAACTTATTGGGGTCGTCGCGGCTCCGCCGGATGTCGAACCGCTGGTGCATCAGCAATTGCGCGAAGGCCATCTGCGCGGCGAGTGGTTTTGGGATCGTGGCGTCACCATGAAGTGGTTGATGGACATGACGCACGGCGAACCATTCTGCCGGAACATCTGGGATTTGGTGCCCGGCAAGGAAATCTATCGGGAGGCGCTGCCTCCCGGCTGAAAATGACCTGTCGCGAGGTTCGCTAGATGACGGATCTCGTCCCCTACGATCAAGCCCGCATCATGCTCGCCGAGGCCAAGGCCGTCGACGACGTCAAGTCGATCCTCGACAAGGCCGTGGCGATGAAGGAATACGCTCGGCGCGCCGGTGATCGTAGCCTCGAAATCGACGCCGCCGAGATTCGTTTTCACGCCGAGCGCCGATTCGGCCAGATGATTGCCGCGCAAAAAGAGACCATTGGGCTCCATAAGGGCGGCCGCCCTCCAGCCAAAACCACTGCCGAACCGGAAGGGGTTTCTCCGATCAAACTGGAGGATATCGGCGTCTCTCATAAGTTTTCGGCTCATGCCCAAAAGATGGCTGCGGTGCCCCCGGCAGAGTTTGAGGCGCGCGTCGGCGCGTGGCGCGACGAAATGGAAGCCGGCCAGACCCGCGTCACCATGGATCTGATGCGGATCGGCGAGGCCGCCATCAACAGTGCCCGCGCCGTCATGGGCTCACGGCAGGAACCCGACGACAGCCTAGACCACTTCCCGACGCCGCCCTGGGCTACGCGCGCGCTGATCGAACATGTTTTCCCGCACCTCGAACGTCGCGGCCATTGCAAATGGCAGCACGCGTGGGAACCGGCATGCGGCGATGGCCACATGGCCGAAGTGTTGCGGGAATATTTCCGCTCGGTGATCGCCTCCGACATTCACGATTATGGTTATGGCGACCGCGTTGTCGACTTCCTCGGTCCCGAAATACTCCGAGGCGCGGACTGGATCATCACCAACCCGCCCTTCGGCGATCTCGGCGAGGCCTTTGTGCTGAAAGCGCTCGATCTGGTCGGCACCGGCATTGCGATGTTCATGCGCGTGCAATGGCTCGATTCGATCGGTCGCTATGAACGCATCTTCAAGGACACACCGCCGACGCTGATCGCGTTCTTTGCCGAGCGCGTCAATCTCTGCAAGGGGCGATGGGACCCGGAGGGATCTACCGCAACCGCGTACATGTGGCTGGTCTGGTTGAAGGGAGCCCAGCCACTGGCGCCGTTCTGGATACCGCCTGGCTGCCGCGAAGCCCTTTCCAAGCCTGACGACGCGATCCGGTTCACGGCGAGTCCCGTGCGCAAGGCACAGCCAAACGCAGAGGACGAAGCGGCATGAAACACGCATCAGAATATCGCGGAGCGCGACGCAACGCCGATCGGATCAAGGGCTGGCCGGAAGCGACATTCGCCAAATCGCGACCGCGCGCACCTTCGCGGCATATTCCGCTCAATCGGTCCAATAAATGGCTTCCCGCAAAAAGCTACGCACATGCGCGAGAGATTTCGCCATCAGCAGAGTTCGTTCGGTGAAGGACCGCATCATCCATTACGTGCCGCGCTGGCAGGCCCTGGATTGGCTGCGCCTCGGCTGGATCATCCTTCGGCCGCGAGTCCAGATGCCGCATCATGATCAGTACGTCGTCCACATGGAATGGCTATGCGATTGCAAGATGCGGAGGCCGCAATGATGCTCGCCGTTAGGTTGGATATGGATAGTACAACTTTAGCGTCACGACGAAACGGTAAGGCAGCGGCTAAGTTCTGAAGGCAGAAAATGAATCGTGTCGAACATCTGGCGGAAGGCGTGACGCTTTATCTCGGCGACTGCCGGGAGATTCTGCCGACACTGGGCAAGGTCGATGCCGTGGTGACTGATCCGCCTTATGACGCCGTTACTCATGCGGGCGCGCGAACTCGTATCGGAAAAAACGGCGGTGCGGACAATGTCGCCAGTATCCATTTCGAATCCTTAAGCCGCGAAGACTTTCTGACATTGTGTGAGTTGATGATTTCGATCGCGCGGAGGTGGGTCATCCTAACATGCGACTGGCGGCATATCGGAGTCGCTGAGGCGAGCGGGCTTCCCCTGGTGAGATTTGGAATTTGGGTTAAGCCGAACGGAGCGCCGCAGTTTACTGGCGACAGGCCTGCGACGGGATGGGAAGCCGTTGCGATTTTCCATAGAGCAGACGAAACAAAACGCTGGAACGGTGGAGGATCGCGCGCTGTCTGGTCCTATCCGTCACCGCGTGGCGAACATCCCACACAAAAGCCGGTCGAACTTATCGGAGAGTGGATAGAACTTTTTTCCGATGCCGGCGAAACCATCCTCGACCCCTTCATGGGATCCGGCACAACCGGCGTTGCCGCCGTCAAGCTCGGCCGAAAGTTCATCGGCATCGAGATTGAGCCCAAGTATTTCGACATCGCCTGCCGCCGCATCACCGACGCGCTGGCGCGACCTGACTTGTTCATCGAACCGCCGAAGCCCGCAAAGCAAGAGGCACTTGAACTGTGACCGGCACGAAGAACTTAGCCGACACCGCCGCTGCTCATAACGAGGAATCAAAGTTGAACTGTCCAAATAAGACCATCCTCACCAACGCCCACGCGCCGCGTGAGCCTTACGCCTACCCGAAGGCAAAGCTGTTCTACCTGACCGAGCCGCTGCGCAATACCTTCGTGGTCAAGGTTCAATCGGCTGGCGGCGTGTTTTTCGAATTCGAAATCACAAAAGACCAACTGGCGAATTTTCTGGTCGATGGCGCCGCGATGGCGCTGCGCGACCCGTCTTCGCCACAGCGCTACGCATAGCGGCTTCGCGCCGCGTAGAGAGGCTTCGCCGGGCACGGTGATCGTAACGAAATAACAGGGAAGGAAAAGTAAATGCGTTACGAAAACCGATGGACGGCGGAACAGCTCAAATACATGACCGACACCGTGGACACCTGTTCGCTGGAAGGTCGCCGCGTCCCGTGGGACGATATCGTGAGCAAGGTCGGCCATCCGCGCTCGACCTGCCAGTCGATGATGTCGGAAGTCCGCACCCAGCGCCGGGTCGACGAACGCAAGGCGCGACGGCTCGCCATCAAGGCCGAAGTGGCGCTGATGATCGAATTCGAGGATCTCCCCAGGCGAAAGCCGAAACCGGCGCCGCTGCCGGGAAAGCCGTGTCCGGTCACGATCGACTATGCCGGCCATATCGCGCTCACGCCAAAATCGAAGCTGGTGTTCGACCAGGAGCTTCGCGACCGCATCCGTGAGCGCGGGCTGACTGGAGGATTTTTCGGCGATCCTATGCCGGGGCGATCTGCGCTCGACAAGATGCGCGCGGGAGTGGCTGTATAATGCCCATTCGCCCCGAAAATAAGGATCGATACCCGAAAGACTGGAAGCAAATCAGTCTGCGAATTCGGGCGCGCGCGGGCAACAAATGCGAGGATTGCGGAGCCCAGAATTACAGCATCCGCGACGGTTCAAAGATTGTGCTGACGGTCGCGCATCTCGATCACGTCCCCGAGAATTGTTCGGATGAAAACCTGCGTGCGTGGTGCCAGCGCTGCCACAATCAATACGACGCGCCGATACGACGGCGTGGCATCAAGCAGCGGAAGCGGGAATCGCTAGGGATGGCTGATCTGCTGGAGCCCGCCGAATGAAACCCTCCACGCTCCCCGTCAGCATCGACCGCATGCCGCTCGAAGCCCGCAAGCCTCGCGCCGGGCCGTTGCTTGATCCGGATGAAGTGATCGCGTGTGCGCTGTCGATGGTGCCTTATCGTTGGTCGGGACGATTGCTAAGCGAAAGCAGCATTCCAGTGCGGGCTGTGTTGGATGGGCTGCATCAGGCTGGATACAAGATCGTGCCGCGGTAGGAGACAGATATGGACAGTACAACTTTAGCGTCACGACGAAACGGTAATGCAGCGGCTAAGTTCTGAAGGATGAAGTTATGAGCATCGGCAAGGGCACCAAGAGCGGCAAGGAATTGCGCGGCCTGATCGAAGAGATCGAGGGCGTCATCGACCGCAAGAAGCAACTGAGCGAACAACAAAAGGAAATCTTCCAGCGCGGCAAGGCCCTCGGCTTCGATACCAAGACAATTCGAAAACTGATCGCGCTTCGTGCGGAAGATCCCGCCAAGCGCCAACAGGCCGAAGCGCTGCTCGATACCTATATGCACGCGATCGGCATGGCCGAAGAACCGCCGCTGTTCATGGCGCTCGGCAAGTTCGCCGTCGATCTCGCCGCGCGCGAAGAGGCTGTCGAATTTCTCAAAAGCATCGTTCCGCCGCATGGCGAGATCGTGCTCAAACTCGGAGGCTTGCCGGTTCGCGTCTATCGCGACACTGACGGCAATCCGGTTGCGGAGGAAGTCGACGAGCCCGCCCCAACGATCAAGCCGATCAAGCGTGAAGACTTCGACGATACTGGACGCTTCCCGACTGAAGACATCGACGGCATCCGCAAGTCGCATGTCAAGAGCGCAGCCGATCGCGCTGAAGAGGCGGCGGCGGCGAAACGCATGCGGTCCGAGCCGAAAGCGAAGGTCGAAGCCGAAACATCCGGAACTTAGCCGACACCGCCGATGCTAATAACGAGGAATCAAAGTTGAACTATCCCGAAACCAAATGAACATGAACACCATCCCCGAAGGCTACGTCCTCCACATGCCGGCCTTGAAGCACACCTTCGAGTCTCCGGTATGGGTGCCGGCGGCAAGGTCCGCCTCCGGCTATCCGCAAACCGAGCGCACCTGCAAGGTCTGCGGCGCGGTCAAGGTCACGCTGCATCCGAAAGGCGGCGGCGGAAGGGCCTGGCGGCGATCGGCGGATGCGGTGCAGGTCGAGACGTTCGATGCGCCGGCGTGCGTGCCGGTCGGGGCGGGAAGCAAGACATGAAACACCGCTGGCCCAAAGACGGCAACGTCATCTCGCCCCACAAGACCGAGCGCGAATGCCAGAACGGCTGCGGCGTCGTCAAGGTGACGCGGCATGAAGCGGACGGACCGCGCGATGTGCATTGGGTCGAGTTCTGGCGCGACCTGGACCGGATCGAGGGCGAGGGGACGCCGCCGTGTATCAGCGGCCAGGCGCGAGCGGTAGCTTATAACGCGAGGAACTATCCGCTTTGACCAATCCCCGCCGCAAACGCCGTATCGCCGCAGACGAGGCCCATGCCTGGGCTCGTAACCTTCGGCTGCGCAATCCCTACGCCAAGCTCGTGCTTTCAACGCTGACGCTCTACGTCAACGGCGAAGGTATGTGTTTCGTCAGTCTCGCGCAGCTCGCCGAGGATACCGAATTCGCGCCAGAGACCGTCCGGCGCCGGCTGATATGGCTGGAAAGCATCGGGGCCGTTGTCCGGATGCCTCAATGGCTGGATGAAAACGGGCGCCGCAATGCAGATGGCCGCGGGCGTCGCACGACCGACGAAATCCGGCTGATGATCGACGCCGATCCCGAGGTGATCGAGGCCGCCGCAGAAGGCAAAGTCGAAGCCGTAGAAGGAAATTCTAATTCCGAAAGCGTTGAAATTAGCCCCTCTCCTAGGAAAGTTGCAAATTCTGAGGATGAAGAACAGTTAGCCCCCCACTTAGCCCCCCAGCAGCCACCTAACTGCGTACGTGGCCTAACTTCTGAACCTGAACCTGAAGAATCCCCCCAGCCCCCCTCCGGGGGGTCGGTCGAGATCGATGAAAGTTGGAAGGATTTCGAAAAAGACTGGCAAGAGCCGATACTGCGACAATCGTTGGCGCAGCAAGTCTGGTCGGCGCTCAAGCCCGAGGAACAAAACCTCGCCCGGTCGGCCGCCCGCGGCTACGTCGCCTATCGCAAGGCGCAGCGCAAACCGCCCAATGTGCTCGGCGCGCATCTGTTCCTGAAGGAAACCGCGGCCTGGGCTGAATTTGCCAAGCGGGATCCAACGCAGCGGCATGGCGGCGTGACTGGAATTTTGGCCGATAGCCCCGAGGGCAAAGCGATCTCGACGCTGTACGCCGTCACCCGCGCGCGCCCCTTCGAACACAAGGGCAGAATTACCTACCCTGGCGAGATCACCCCTCAAATCCTAGCCTTTGCGGGCGCCGCCGACAGCTCGAAATGGGTCGCGATTGAGGATTATCGGCAGGTGGCTGCTTGGACCGAACTTTTGAACGCGAGCGTCTTCGGGGCCCGCCCGGCCCTAGCTGTTGGCTTTCGCGCCCCCTGGCCGTGGCCCCCGTCGGTCGAGGGCAAAATCTACACCACCGGCCCGCCACAACCCGAACCGACCGAACAGGACATGGCCGACTTCAAGTAGATCACCCACAGCGCTACGCATAGCGGCTTCGCGCCGCGTAGAAGGGCAACCGAACATGACAGCGCTCTACCATATCGGGGATTTCATCGAATTCATGGAACCGCCATCCTGCATCGTTCGCCCTGTCCCAAAGCACCACTACCTGCTTCGCGTGCGTCCGAACCGGGAACTGGCTGTCGAGGCCAAATTGACCGAGCGCGGCGTCGACAACTACCTGCCGAAGGAGAAGATCAGCCGCAAAACGGGCTGGAACCGCTATCGCGAACGCACCGTGGCGATCTTTTCTGGCCTGATCCTGATCCCGGATTTCGAAGCCGATCTGACGCGCCTGAAGAAGATCAGCGACGACATCATCGGCTATGTCAGGCAGGAAAGCGCCCCGGTCATCGTTCGGCCCAAAATGCTGGGCGAAATCCGTAAATTCGAGATGCTGCTCGACGTCCCGCCGGGCCAGCGCAAGCGGGCGTTCTATGTCGGCCAGGAGGTCCGGATCAAGGGCCACTCGTTCGATATGTGGACGGCTCACATCGCCTCGCTTGACAACAAGCGGCGACTCACCGCTCTTGTGAACCTCTTAGGGCGCATGGTCCCGTTGGATTTATCCGAGGATCAGGTCGAAGCGGTATAGCACCGTCACGGTGTAACAACGGTTCGGCGAGGGGCAAAGAGGCTCCTGCGCAGGCAAATCGAGAGATTTGCTACCGAGAGGGATTCCAACCGAAGGGGAGTAGGGCCGCAGTAGTTGAGCGGGCGCGCGCCATCACGGCAGGCTGCACAAAAAACCCCCGAAAGCCCCGCCCGCGCGGGGTTTTTGCTGTCTATAGATAGGCGCTCATGGTCCCCATCGTGGTCGCTCGCCTCCCTTCAGGGGCGTTTCCTCCCAAGACTTAGGGCCGCTCGTTACATGCCCCCTCCCGCGAGCGGCCCGTTTTTGGGGAACAACGATAGAATCCCATAGGAATCCCTTTTCGTGCCAGCCGCGCGTACACGCAAGAACGACGCCAAATTGGAGGCGTTTGCTGCGGAACTCGCCAAGGGGCGCAGTGCGACGGAAGCCGCGCGTCTATCGGGCTATGGCGGCTCATCGCTGATCTCGAATGCCAAGCGTCGCGCGCAGCTGCCCTCGGTCAGGGCGCGGGTTGTAGAACTGAGGGAGATTGCGGCGCGGCACACCGTCGTGACGATCGAGCGCCTGGTCGATAACGCCGAAGAGGCTCGGCTGATGGCGATGTCGCTGGAAGAACCTTCGGCGGCCAATCAATTGATTCAGACGATCGCGAAGCTATCCGGCCTATGGCGCGATAAGGCGGAAATATCAGGCCCCGCTGGCGGTCCGATCGAAGTAGCGAGCGACGCCGATCGCGCCCGGGCGCTGGTCGCATTGCTAGCGCGGCATCAGGCGGCATAAGGGCGCGAAAAATGGATGAAGGCGATCATCTGACAATCACCTATCTGACGGGACACTTTGAGATGGAGCCCGTCAAATATACGCTGCGACGGATGGCGAACGGCGAAGGTATTCTCGAAAGCGAGTTCATGACCTTGCGCGGCGACTACGCGGACATGTTAGCGGCTAAATCATCGCTGGGCGGCCACGTAACGCTGGTGTGAAATTCGATCCGCTCCGCTTCAGTCTCTATGCGCAGGACCTTGCGGAATCCATCATGAAATTTCGCATTACCGAGGACACGTTCTTCCAGCACCAGGAACGCAAGGTCGGCGAGGTGATGGAAGGCCTGGTCGGCCCCTATCGCCATGTCGTCGGCGCCGGCGGTATGAAGCGCATCGCGCAATTCGAAGTCATCGAGGAACCATCTGCAATGGCTGACGGGGCGGCAGCGGACGCTAATTTCGGAGGCGGACAGCAAAGCGCCGCCGGCTCACTGACGACCGTTCTGCCTCAGAACCAAATCGCGCCTGCGCCGATAGCGAAAGCAGCCCCCGCCGCCTATCCGATCAAGAAAACCATCACCGGTGCCAGCGCGCTCGGTGCCGACTTCAAGACGCGGATTGCAGCGGCCAAATCAAAGCTCGATGCCGCGAAAGCACAGGTCGGTGCCTCCCTCGATAATCTCGACGGCGCCGCGGCGCGTGCGGTCACGGTCGCCAGTGCGATTCAGGCGGAAGCCGATGACCTTAATGCGTCGATCGGGCAGGTTTCGAACGAATAACGGAGGTCGGTCGAGTCGGTGAAAGTTCCGGGAGATATGCGAAAGCATGAAGCTCCTTAAACCGACCATGGGACAACCGAGGTAGATCACGGATCGATCCTAGAGGTCAGGCCTCAAGAGGCGCTGAAAAGCGCTGGTCCCAATCCTTTTAACGACCGGCTGCCCATCCCGGAACTGATGGCAAAGACGCCGGCACCCGGCAATCAACAGGAGCATTGAACATGTTGACGCGCACTCGCGCAGCCGTAGCCTTGGCTGCTCTTTTGGTAAGTTCGGCGATCGCATACGGCGCCGGCAATTATTCGACCTACCCGATCGTCGGTGGTGCATCGTTCTGCGCATCGACGGTCACCGGTGCAGGCACGCCGCTTGGCGGCGCCACCGGCCAGGGTCAGGGCACCGGTGCCAGTGGGGTTTGCGCCCAGACCGTTCCGGCCGGCCCTCCAACGCTGACCGGCAACGAACTGATCCCGATGGATACGGTGCCGGGCAGCGGCGTCAATCCGCAGACGGTTACTCTTCCCTCTACCTTACTTGGGACGGGCTACGGCGGAACGACCGTTGCCACCACCACGGGCACGACTGCTGCGGTTGTGGTTGCTGATGGTATCTCCAACTTTATCTATGCTGGTGCTGGCACGGCAACCTATTCCAGCCTCACGTTGCCGCCAAATCCGATGCAGAATCAGAAGTTCTGTCTGACCGATGCGGGAACTGGCGTCCTGACCACAACTTCGATCGTGGTTGGAACCACCGGGCAGACCATCGTCGGCACTGCGGTCACCTCGCTACCTGTTGCGACTGCGGCGGGTACGGCGAGCACTGTCACACTGTCATCGAATTGCTGGCTCTACACCACAGCCAGTAAAGTGTGGTATCGCGTGCTCTGATATGAATCTCGGCGAGGTGGAAGCCTTCATCGCCTCGCTGGGACAGCATGCGCGCAAAGAACTTGATGAGATTCTGGCGGAAGACCTGAAAGGTCTCGATTGGAACTGGCGCGCATGGGCTCGCCCGAACCAGTTGCCACCCGAAGGCGATTGGCTGACCTGGCTGGTATTGGCGGGACGTGGTTTCGGCAAGACCCGATGCGGAGCGGAGTGGGTACGGGCTGAAGTCACGGCGAAACGCGCGACACGTATTGCGCTGATTGCCGAGACACAAAAGGATCTGGAAGAGGTTATGGTGTTCGGCCAGAGTGGTTTGCTCTCGGTCTTTCCGCCGCATCAGAAGCCCAGGATCACCAAGAAGCCGATCCGGATTGAGTTTCATACCGGAGCCATCGCCACCGGCTACAATGCGACAGAACCGGATCAGCTACGCGGGCCGCAGTTCGATGCAGCCTGGTGTGATGAATTAGCGAAATTCAGGTATGCTCGCGAGACATGGGACCAGTTGCAGTTCGGCCTTCGCCTGGGACAGCATCCGCGGCAGATCGTCACCACCACGCCGCGGCCGATCCCAATCCTGAAGGAGATACTGGCGGCGTCGACCACGCTGGTTTCGCGCGGTGTCACAACGGACAACGAAGCCAATCTCGCGGCGTCGTTCATCAAATCGATCACTGATAAATATGCAGGAACAAGGCTCGGCCGTCAGGAGCTATCCGCCGAAATCCTCGACGATGTGCCGGATGCGCTCTGGACACGGGCGGATCTAGATCGCGATCGTCACAAACATCCGAAACCTCTTCCGATCATGAAGCGCGTAGTGGTTGCGATCGATCCGGCGGCCAAAAAGAACGACATGCCGGAAGACGGCGCGGCGACAGGCATCATCGTGGCAGGCGTTGGCGAGGATAACCGCGGCTACATCCTTGATGATGCAACCTGTCGGGAAAGCCCCAATGGCTGGGCTCGTATGGCGGTGGCCTGTTTCGATCGTTACGACGGCAATTGCATCGTCGGCGAAGTTAACAATGGCGGTGATATGGTCGCGGCCACGGTGCGGGCGGTGCGACCGACCGTTCCATTCAAGGAGGTTCACGCATCCAAAGGAAAATGGACCCGGGCCGAACCGATCGCAGCGCTCTATACGCAGGGTCGCATCAGTCACGTCGGAACCTTTGCCGCGCTGGAGGACGAGATGGTCAATTTCGGCCCCAACGGCATGGTCGGGGAAATGTCGCCGGATCGCGTCGATGCGCTGGTTTGGGCTCTGACGGAACTATTTCCGATGATTACAAAGAAAATCGTGGAAAAGAAGCCGCTGCCGCGCACGCAACTGCCGACGCTGGATGATCGCAACGGCCACGGCTGGATGGCGAGCTAATGGCCTATCCGGCCGATGGCGGCGATGACGATCCGACACTGACCGGCGATGCGCGGATCGTTCACCGCGCCCGGCAACGCTTCCTGCGCTGCAAGGAGTTTTACGACAAAGCGTATGGATATAGTCTCGAAGACACCAAATGCGCCTACCAGGACGACCGCAATCAATATGGCTGGGACGACAAGATCTTCGCAGACCGCACCAACAAGCGCAAACCGTGCCTGACCATCAATATTATCGAGCCGCACAATCGCCTGGTCATCAACGAATCGATGATGAACAAGGCGTCGCCGCGAGTTCGGGCGACCGGCGGCAAGGCAACAGCGGATGCGGCCGAAGGCATGCAAATGCTGGTCGAGCGCACCGAATATATTTCGACTGCGACGGTCTGTTACCGAAACGCGATCACCAATCAGGTCGATGGAGGTTTCGGCTACCTGATTCTGGAAACAGCTTTCGTAAATGACAAGTCGTTCGATCAGGACGTCTATATCAAAGGCGCAAAAGACCCCCGCACCGTATACCTCGATCCCGAGGTCTTCATGGATGGGGATCCAAGTGATGCGCAATTCGGCTTCGTTTTCGACAAGATGGCGCGCGACCGTTTCAACCGCGAGCATCGCAAATATAGGAATAAGATCGGCACCTCGACGCTCGGCATGGATGCGCTCTGGCTTGGTGATAAGCATGTGCTGGTGGCGATGTATTACGAGCGCGAGGACAAGAACGACGAACTGATTTGGTTCAAAATGCCGGACGGTAGCGAGTTTCGCGGCCATCGCTCGGAGATGGAGGCCGATTCGGGCACAGAACTCGTCGACATGACGATCGATAAGATCGACAGCGGCGAGATCGAGGGCAAATACCGCGACGTCATCACCCAAAGCGTCAACTGGTATCTGATCGGCGGCGATTGCATCCTGAAGCGTGGCGACAAGCCGGAAACGCGCTGGATCGGCGAGTATATCCCGATCGTTCCCTGCTATGGGCTGAAAACCGTCATCAACGGCCAGATGGACTGCAAGGGCCATACGCGCGCCCAGCTGTCGCCGCAGCAATTGCTCAACTACAACGCCTCCGGCTCGGCGCAGTTCGGTGCGCTGCAGACCAAGACGCCATGGGTCGGTCCGTTGCGCGCTTTCGAGACCAACGAGAAGGAATGGGCGAACGCCAACGTCGAGGATTATGCCTATCTGGCGTTCGAAGATTGGGCCCAGGAGGAAGGCGAAGAGGGCCGGCCGGTCACGGCACCGACCCGCGTAGAACCACCCCAGATCGCGCCCGTCTTCATGCAGGGCATGCAGGACGCCGAGCGCTGGGCCATGATGGTCACGGGCCAGTGGCAGGCCAGCCAAGGGCAGGAGAATCCGCGTGGGGTGGAATCGGACAAGACCATCAACGCCCGCCAGCGCACCGGCAACATCGCGACCTATCATTTCACCGAGCACCAGTACGACATGTACCGGTATCTCGCCAAGCAACTGATCGGAATCTATCCCAAGCTCTATGACACCAAGCGCATCCTGCACGTCGAGGGCGAAGACCTTTCGAAGAAAATCATCACCATCGATCCAGATGCCAAGGAAGCCTTCCAGCGCATCAAGAAGGAAGAAGATACCGCCGAAGAGATCATCTTCAACCCGCTCGTAGGCGAATACGAAGTGCTCTCCGATCCCGGCCCGAACTACGCGACCCAACGCCAGCAGGCGTGGGACGCGATGACGCAGATCATCGCCCAGAATAAGGAACTGACCGCGATCATGGGCGATCTGGCGCTCAAGAACGGCGACTTCGCCGGCGCCCAGGAGATGGCCGAACGGGTCCAGAAATGGATTAAGCACACCAGCCCATGGCTGTTTGATGACGGGCAAGATCCGAACCTGGCGGCGCTTCAGCAGCAGATCGTCGAAGGCCAGCAGCTGAATTCGGAACTGATGATGAAGCTGGCCGAGGAAAAGCTGAAGGTCCGCGGTCGCGACGAGCGCAACGACGTCAAGTCATTCGATGCCGAAACGGGTCGCATGAAGGTGATCATCGAAGCCGCGGTCGAACATGTGCTGAGCCAGCAGCGCGCCGAGCATGAAGTGCGTACGCAGGCCAATCAGCACATTTTCAATGTGATCGAGCAGGCGAACGCTGCGGATATTTCGCAGGATGAGAGCGTGCAATGAGCCCAGATCCCAGATTCGACGAGATCAAAAGTGCGATTGGAAAGGGCCGGCCGGCGCGCTTGAACAGTGGTGGCCCGACAATGACGATCACGGCAATCAGCGGCTCGGGAGATGGAATCATCGAGACCGTTTGGTTTACGGAAGTCGGAGAAATTCGCAGAGATGCCTTTCATTATACGGAATTGACATTTCCCGGAAGCCGCATTGCTCCGATAGAGAGGTCCCGACAAACGGCAGTGTTGGGAGACTGGTTAGCATGATCGTCGACGGCGAACGCCTGACCAACTCTGAAGTCCGCAAGCTGATCAAGTTCTTTGATCATGAATGCAAGGAGATGGCTGGCGCCTTCTTCGAGCAATGCCGCAAGGGGCTGTTGGGCGATGCTGGTCGGTCGGAGAAATTCCGCGCGTTCTGGTCCGAGATCGGTTTCCGCTGCGGCGCAGATCCGCAAGCATGCTACGTCGAGTCGCATTACCAGAATTTTGCCGAGGATGTCCGGTGCGAACTCGCGGGTCTGCTGGCGCGGGCAGATGTCCGTGAAACCGATAAGGAGCGCATCCATAAGGCGCTCTGCGTCCAGCAAATCATCGGCATCAATTCGCAACACACGCCGGTTCAATTGAACAAGGACAGCCAGCAATTCGCCGGCGACGCCTTCGAGGTCAAAGAGATCGCGACCACCTACGGCAATCATGCCGAGCCGTCGCTGGTCCAGAAGCTTTTGAGCACAACCGCAACCAGACACTGAGGTCGTCCATGGATATCCTTCGCCATTTGTATTTGTCGTCTGCGCTTCGAGCGCCGGATGAACCCGCAGCCATCATCGACCCCATCGATCCGGTTCTCGCCGCCGATCCTGTCGCAGCCGATCCCGTTGTCGATCCTGTCGCGGACCCGGCGGCCGATCCCGCCGCTGTTGCCGATCCAGCGCCGTCCGCACCCGCCCCACTCATGATGCCGATGAAAACCTTTCAGAAGGTTGTCGGGGAAGTGCGCGAGGAAAAACGCCAGGAGCGCGCCGCCCGCGAGGCCGCCGAACAGAAGGCCGCCGATCTGCAGGCCATCATCGAGCGCATGCAGGCGGATCCGGCGGTCCCAGCAGCGGCACCTAAACCAGCCGCTCCCGCCGCGCCCGTACCAACCGAATTCCAGGCCGCCGTCAAGGCGCAGGCGGCGCACGATCGCTTCGTCGAAGATACCGTCGGCGTGCGCAATGCCGGCATGTCGGCATTTCCCGACTTTGCGCAGTCGCTCGACATTCTCGCCGCGGTCGGCGCCACCACCAACGACGATTTCGTGGCCGATCTGCTCGCGGTCGACAAGGCCGGCGCTCATATTCTCGTCGACAAGCTCGCCAAGGATCCTGAAAAGGCGGCATCCCTGGTCGGTATGGATTCCCGCCGCCGCATTGCGGAGCTGACCCGAATGGCCGATGCGCCAAAGACCGAAATCAAACCTGAAGCGCCGAAGCCTGCTGCGATCAGCAAAGCACCCGCGCCCGCGCCTCGCCTTGCGCCGCTCGCTTCCGCACCGGAGGTCGATCCGACCACGCCGGACGGTGATGCGAAAATGGACGATAAGGCATGGGAGGCCTGGTACAAATCGAAGTATATGAAACGGACCGGATAAATGCTGAAAGCCGTCGATGACGACACTGGAAACGTCCAGCCGATCCGTACCGATGCAGTGATCGCCGCTGAATTACGTGCCGAGATAGGTCCGCTGCTCGACCAAATTTGCGTCATAATGTCGAAGGCGCGCATCGAGGGTTACGAGGTCACATGGGCGATCATGCCGGATTCGTTCGGCCGCCATATGCGCTGCGTTGAGATCGCGATCAAGAAGCAACTCTAGAAAAGTCTATAAACTCCGTCGACGGCGCTGCGCAAAGCGGCTTCGCGTCGCGCAGTCAACGGAGGCACGCGCTGGTAAATTCCGCGACTACAGCGACGCGGTGCAAGGTTCAAGAAACCCGCTCTTTCTCGCAAGCGTTATTGCGAGCTTCGCAGGTCTGATAATGCGGTGACTGCGCGCCGCTACGATGATCACCGATCCGAACCGGATATCGAGAACCGGGTTTTCCGTCCCGCCACTTCCGTTTTTCTCGCAATCGGGCTTGCGAGAGACACCGCGACCGTTCGTGTCGCATCCCCCTTCATCCGTGCGCCCTTAGAGGTGGCGCCGCCTAATCTTTGGAGCCAACCCGATGGCCGGCAATAACCTGCTTACGCCGAGCATGATCACTCGGTATTCCGTCCCGCTTTTTCTCAACTCCAACATGTTCATGATGTCGGTCAATCGCGATTACGATGACCGCTTCGGCCAGGAAGGCGCCAAGATTGGCGCCCAGCTGCGCGTTCGTATTCCGAACGACTATGCGCCGAGCGACGGCCCGGCATTGTCGCTGCAGGATACCATCGAGCAACAGGTGGTGCTGACAGTCGCAACCCAGCGCCACATCGACATTGCCTTTACCACGGCTGAGCGCACGCTTTCGATCGAGGACTACAGCGAACGCTTCATCATGCCGCGCATGAACAAGCTCGCCGGCAACGTCGCCCAGACCCTGATGTTCTCATCTCAGGGTGCCATCTGCAACGCGACCGCCAATGTCGATGCCAACAACAACATCCTCGCCATCAACCAGGCCCCGGTTCTGAATGCCGGTGCGCTGCTCGACGACAACTCGGCGCCCGATCTCGGAACGATGGATGCGCGCAAGCTCGCCAATGATCCGCATACCGATGCCAAGTTGGTGTCTTCACTCGCTGGGCAGTTCAACCCGGCAACGCGCATTTCCAGCCAGTACATGACCGGAACGATGAAAAACGCGCTCGGTTTCGACATGTTCCGGGACCAGACGGTGATCAAGCATACGACGGGATCGGCTACCACCGCGACCGTCAGCGGCGCCAACCAGACCGGCACCGCGATCACGACCTCGGCGTTGTCTGGCACGCTGAACCAGGGTGACATCATCACCGTGGCCGGCGTTCTCGCCGTCAACCGCACCACGTTTGCGTCAACCGGTCTCGCACGCCAGTTCACCGTCACGGCGAACGTGCTTAGCGGGGCGACCTCGATCCCGATCTATCCGGCGCTGATTCCGCCGGCATCCAGCGTTCCCTACGCGGGACTGCCCTATACCGCGCAGGCCTACATGACGGTGACGGCATCGCCTGCGAATAACGCGGTTATCACACCATTCGCCAATGCCAGCGTGACCTATCGGCAATCGATCGCGTTCCAGCGCGAGGCGGTGTCGCTGGTGATTGCCCCGTTGTGGATGCCCTCCAATGGCAGGGGCGTGGTCGAAGCGGCACGCCATGAGTTCGATCGATGTTCGCTGCGGTCGTTGGTGGTCTATGAGTCGGGGACCGACCAGGCCGTCGACCGTGTCGACGTACTTTTCGGGTATTTTTGGCCAAGAGGCGAATGGGCCGTCGCCACGCTGGACAGCTTGTAGGGTCCTTCAAACGTCATCTAGCTTAAGGAGAACACCAAATGACCACCAATTTTCCGGAAACCGATATCGAAACGCCGACCGCACCGCCGCCTCCGTTGGTAAAGCCCGATGGCCGAACGCCGGGCGGGGCGCGGCGGCCGGACTTGAATCCAACCGGGTTCGTACATCCCGACGTGGTTTCCGATTACAACAAGGAAATCATCGAGGGCGTTAAAAACCCGCCCGGGGCCCATGATGGGCTGTTGAAAGACGGCTCAACCGGCCATCTGATCGGCATTGAGCAGCAGCCCTTCGCTGCTCATCCGGACGTTGGCGCGGAATATCCCAAATGGATTGTGCCGCATGATGAATCGCATGTCAGCATCAACCGGAATCTCGGTGAGGTTCGTGAAACCGGCGATTGGGAAACCGAAAAAGACATCGAGCAGCGTAGCTCGGCCGAGAAAAATCCCGGCAAATCCGAACTGAAAAAGGACGGTGACAATTTGACCGTTCCGAGAGGTGCCGTCGTCGGCGTTCCAGGTTTCACCCATCATGTGCGGCGTCATGACGGTGCGCTCATGGTCCTGGTTCATGACGAGGCCGAAGAAAAGCGGGCGATGGGCGAGCACGCGGACACCAAGGCGGCCGATAGCGTTTCTGCGTCCGAGCGATGGGAAGCAGAGAGCGCTTACCATGAAGAACTCCAAGCGAAGCATCGCGAAACCAGCGACAAGCGCATCGCGGAAATCGTCGTCGAGCGCCGCGAGGCGAAAATCAAGCAGCGGGAAAAAGAGCTTGAGGACGAGCGTAAATCCCTCGATGCGGTAAAGTCCGGGAAGACATCCGGTACTGAACCGCATCGGTCGGAGATGTTCGAGGTTCAGGCGGCCACCAAGTATCAGGCGTCGGTTGAGCATCCCGTCGCCGCTCAAGAAGCGGATGCAAAAATCGGCCCGGAAGACTGGACCACCAGGCAAGGCCCGGTCGATGTGCATCCGGACAAGTCTGTCGGCAACCAGGGTCAAGGCACCTCGACGCTTGGATCGACGATCACCCCGAAATAATTTTCTGGAGGAAAACAAATGTCTGAAGAACTCAACGAAGCCCTGACCGAGGGGATTCACGTCGACAAGTGGTCGCCTGGTGACTGGGCGACTACGCCTAATTATGCCGATGATGAGTGGCAGCCCGATATCGATCCGCCGCGCATCAACGATTATGCGGCCTTCAAGAAGCACAAACATTACGGTCAATACTTCCGTGCCCACCGCTATCAGGCGTTCCCGGCCTGGGTCTATCACAAGACCCTTGAGCCAAAGATCGTCAACAGCAAGGAAGAAGTGCTGGCGCTGGGCCCCGAATGGTCGCCGACGCCGAACAAGCCGCGCATCGACATGACCGGCAAGTCGCTGCCGGTGAAAACCGAAACGCAGGTTCTCGGCGAGGTCATTGCTCGAACGATGGCCTCCAAACAGCAGGGCTCGGGCGCTGTCGATCCTGCCACGATTGCCGCTATAGTCGCGGCAGTTATGGCTTCGTTTCCGCAGAACAACCCGACACCGGCACAGAAGGCCGCTGCGATAGTTGCGTTGGACGAAGTAGGATCCCCAGAGGAAGTTTTTTCGGCTTTCAAAGACATCGAACGTGACGCCCTGATCGAATTGGCCGAGACCAACAACGTCAAGGTCGACAAGCGCTGGAGTAACGACCGCATCAAGAAAGAACTCGGCCTGTAAATGCCCAACGCTCCCGCTCAGCAGCTGCCGGCGCCGTATGTTGTCTCGGCGCTGCTGGCGGAAGCCTTGATGATCGGTGGCATCGTCGGGATCGACGAGAGTATCGAGCAGCCGGTCATCAACCTCTCGCTCAACATCGCCAACGACCTGATCGCGCAATGGCAGCATGAGCGCTATATGGTCTATCAGCTGGTGGATTACGGGTTTACGTCGACCGGAGCGCAAAGCTACACGGTCGGCGCGGGCCAGAACTACGATATCAATCCGCGGCCCGATCGTCTGGAATTCGCGTTTCTACGCCAGGTCGTCAACAATGGCTCCCCGGCGCCGAATGCCGGAACACAGCCATTCGATTGGCCGCTGGAAGTCATCGACGCGCATGAGGACTATGCAGCGATTCGCCTGAAGACGCTGGGCACGTTTTCGTCCGCGGTATTCTACGATCCGGGCTGGCCGATCGGGAAGTTGAGGCCATGGCCGGTGCCGCAGGCCGGCATCTATGAGCTTCATATTCTCTGCAAGCAGACGCTGCAGCGCTTCCCCGCATTGCAGGAGACTGTAGCCTTTCCGCCGGAATACGGCGCCGCGCTGAAATGGTGCCTCGCGCGCCGGTTTCGCGTCGCATTCCAGATGCAGCGCGATCCGGATTTGAACATCCTCGCCGCGCAGGGCAAGAACATCATCCGCAAAGCCAACGCGCAGATTCCGACGCTGCGCTATCCGCGCGAACTGATCCGCAATAGCGGGTCGTCATACAACTATCGCAGCGATACGCCATGACGACGCTCGATTACGTCAAATCGGACCGCGGCATTTTGATCCCTATTCAGGGACCGCCGGATAAGCGCCCAAAGAAGATCAAGGTTCCGATACGTAACGGAAAAGTAAATCCTGATGGAGCGATCATCATGCTTAGCGCGACGATTGGTGCCACGCGCGAAATGGCCGAAGTGATTTACCGCAAGTTTGGTTATGAGCCCGAGTTCATCGAAATCCCCTGACCCTCCCGCGGAGAACCGATATGTTCAAGACCATCCTCAATATGTTGGCCGGCGCGATGATCGTCGCAGCCGTGGGCGCGGCATTCGCGGTAGGAAACCCGCCCGTCAATGGTTACGCAGTGCCGGACGGTGTATGGCTGCTCGGCCTCGCCGGGGGTCAAAACAACAGCTATCAGTCGGGTATTACCGCTGCCGGCACGACACAGGCGACCGCAACGCAATTGCCGAGCGGCATTGCGCTGATCGAAGCCGATACGGTCGCCTCGAGCACCGGGGTCAATCTTCCTCCTTGTTTGCCAGGCACGGAACTCAGTCTTTATAACAACGGTGCGCAGACGCTGACGGTCTATCCCGCCGTTGCGAACAACCCGGTGACCGCGGCACAGGACACCATCAATAACGGCACGTCGCTTACCAGCGGAATCGCCACGCACGTCCTGCAATATTTTTCCTGTGCCAAGGCCGGCGTCTGGGCGTCGAAGTAGCCCTTGCGGACAGAACATCATTTCTATGGCTGGCATGATCCGCGCCGCGGTTTCCTGATCAGCCGCTATCCGCCGGATGCGCCGGTGCGCCCTGCCGTCGCTTACGACAGCGCGGACGAAGCGGTCGCCGCCGTCAAGCGCTCGCGGCGTCTGGCGAGCGTGCTGTGGATACCGCCATTGCCGAAAGGCCTGTTGAGCCATGTCGATCAACGCTAATTCGCATTTGAGAAAGGTGCGGAAGGCGATCTACGGCTGGAAGGTCGACGGCAAGTTCTATACGTCGCTGAAGTCGCGACCGGAAAATGCGCCGCGCAACGAACATGCCACCGCGCTTGAAGCGTTGGCGGAAGCCTCGAAGCGGAATCTGTCGCTGGTCTGGGAAAGGGATTCCGTCTGATGGGATCGGTCGTCAATGTCTCCGGCCGCAACCTGCCACCGCCGCAGGTCCCGTTCGTCAATCCGCCGGATCCGAAGAATTCTGGCGTCGACTATGCCCTCAGTGATACGGGCTACCAATTCCTGCTCAATCTGCTCAACCATGCGACGTCCTCGTTGGCCGCAGGTGTCGTCGATAAAAGTCTCTCCGCGACGGGGAATAACCAGGCGACTGCGCTGCAGCTCAATGCGGACTGGAATGAATTCGATCATGTTCCTGCGGGCAGCGGAGCGTTGCTTTCCGCTTTGCAACCAGGACAGATCCAACTCGTCTTCAATGACGATCCAGCGCAGGCGCTTCTGGTCTATCCGCCGCCCGGGGGCACCATCAACCGATTGAATGAGAACGATGCGTTTTCAGTTCCGTTCAATGCCAAGACGACGTTCTACTTCACCACCGCGACCGAAATCAAAACGTGAAGATTCCGCTCAATTCCGGTGCCTACCAGAACCGCTCGCTGATCGCCAACGCGCAGCGCTCGGTCAATACCTATTGCGAAAACAACCCGGAAGAATCCGATCCGGAATCGCCGTTCACTCACTACGTCCGGCCGGGCAACAGGCCGCTCGGGGCGCCCCCAGTGCCGGGACGGGGCCGCGGTGTTTTCCGGGTATCCAACGGCGACCTCTATGGCGTGGCAGGGCCGAACGTCTACTACATCGACAAGAACTGGAATTTCAACCAGATCGGCGTGATCCAGAACCAGTTCACGCCGGTATCGATGGACGACAATGGCCAGTCGAACGGCAACGAGATTGTCCTCGTCGACAATTCGCCGCTCGGCTACCAGATCAACATGACGTCGCGCCAGATGACGCAGATCGTCGATACTACGGGATTGTTTTCAGGATCGACGCGGGTAACTTTCTTCGACACGTTCTTCTTCTTCAATGAAATAGGCACCAATAATTTCTACTGCTCGCTTTCCGAACAAGTCGCTTTCAATGCGCTCGACCAAGCCTCGAAAGGAACGTTCGGCGATCCAATCCAGGCCATCATCGCTTGCCAGCGCACGCTATGGCCAGTTGGCACCATGACCGCTGAACCGTGGTTCAACGCCGGCGATCCGATTTTTCCGCTTGAGGAAGTATTCGGCCAGATCGTGCCCCATGGCACTATTGCGCCCTTCTCAGTTTGGACACAGGACGTAAACGCAGGTTGGTTGGATCAGAACAAGGACGGGCGCGCGATCATGATCATGATCGAGGGCTATGGTGCCAAGCGCATCTCGACCTACGCGCTGGAAGACGAATGGCTGACCTATCCGACGCGGTCGGATGCAATCTGCTACACCTACCAGCAGGGCGGCCACAGTTTCGTGGTGATTCATTTTCCAAGCGCCAATAAATCATGGGGTTATGATCGCGCGACCGGCCAGTGGCATGAGCGCGCCTATACCGACCAGAACGGCAAGCTCAATCGCGAGCGCGTAGCGTTCCATGCCTTTGCCTATGATACCAACGTGGGAATGGATTGGGCAACGGGGCAGATCTACGCGCTCGATCCGAATTACATGTTCGACAACGGCCAGCCGATTTCCTGCATCCGCTCGTTCCCGCATGTCGTCAACGAGATGCATCAAATCACGGTGCCGTGCTTCACGGCGGACATGGCGACTGGCATATTGCCGGGTTCGTCCGAGCTGCCGCAGATATCGTCGCCATGGAGTTCGGGGTTCGGAACGGCACTGCCACCTATCGTTTTAACGCCGGCTCCTGGATGGACCGTCACGCCGGGACAGGAAACTGGAATAGGTCGTAATCTTTCTTGGGGTCCGCAGGTCAAAATGGGTCCGCCTCAGATCGCACTCCGCGTATCCAAGAATGGCGGCGAGACCTTCGGTAATTATCGATTCAAGGAACTGGCGAGCGCCGGGCATTATCGATCGATGCTGCGCTGGCGGGGCTTGGGCCAAGGACGTGATTGGGTCTTCGAATTATCGTGGGTTGCAGGCATGACGACGGGTCTCAACCAGGCGTTCCTCGATACGCCGATCGTGCACGGGGCATGATGCTGATCCGCCGCTCCTTCGATGCATCCGAGATCAACCCAATACTGAACGATTCTTCGGTATTCGAGTCCATCAAATTGCCTGGCATCGCGGCAGGCGACATGGATGTCACGGAGTTCGTCTCGAATCCGCTCAACGTGCTGCTGATGGCGGAAGGCGGCGGCATTATCTTCGTGCAGCCGAAGGTGGGAAATAACGAACCCTCCGGCGGAATCTATGATGTCCATACCTCGTTTCTAGAAAATCATAGAGGCAGCCACGCCATCCGCGCCTCACGCGAGGCCTATCGCTGGATGTTCACGCATACCGATTGCATGATTTTGCAGACCCGCGTGCCTTCCTTCAACAAGGCCGCAGCAACATTCTGTCGGATGGTGGGAGCTACGCTGGAATTCACGCGCAAGAATGCTTGGCCGACGGAGCCGCCGGCGGACATGTCATACTGGTCGCTGAAATACGAAGACTGGGTCAGGAATGCGTCGTGCCTGATCGCGAGCGGTCGCGCGTTTCATACCCATCTCGACGAAGAATTCGCCCGCCACAAGGCGCTGCACGACAACCATCCCGACGAGGAATGTCATGACCGCTATGTCGGGGCCTGTGCCGAAATGATCTACGGCGGCCAGCCGGAAAAAGCGGTCGTGCTCTATAATCGATGGGCCCGATTTGCCGGCTACGGAACGATTGCAATGGTATCGCGCTCGCCGCTTTTGATCGACATCGGATCGGCGCTGCTGATGATCGAGAACGACAACTATAGGGTGATCCAATGCCGTTCACCGCGCTGATCGCCGGAGGCATAGGGGCGGCGGGATCGGTCGGCTCGGCGCTGATCGGTGCCAATGCGTCGAAAACGGCTTCGCAGCAGCAGGTGGCATTGCAGCAGCAGGCGCTGGCGCAGCAGAAGCAGATGTTCGGCGTCGCGCAAGGAGCGTTGCAGCCCTATGCGACAGCCGGTCAAAGCGTCCTGCCGACCTTGCAGGGCCTGATTACGCCGGGATCAAACCAGAACGCGCTATTATCGCAGACACCGGGATTTCAGTTCGCGTCGCAATACGGAACGATGGCTGCGACCAATGCCTTGTCAGCCAAGAGCGGCGCGTCGGCAGGCCCGCTGGCGGCGGCGATCTCGCAGTACAATAACGGGCTCGCGCAAAATACCTGGGGCAATACGGTCAACGCGCTGCAGGGCTATGCCGGGATGGGCGCCAGTGCCGGCGGCGCGCTGGCGGGCGATGCGATCGGCAGCGGCAACGCCATGGCCGGCACGCTGACCAATACCGGAAACGCACTGGCATCCGGCACGCTCGGCAGCGCCAGCGCGCTATCAGGCGGGGTTACGGGGGCGAGCGGTTCGGCGCAGAATGCGCTGCTCTATAGCCAGTTGTTCGGCAATGGCGGCGCTGGCGGCGGGCTCTACACGCCAAGCGCGATCGGTAATATTGGCAACATGAATGCGGCCTCAGTGTCGGATGCACAGTCTGCTGCCTATGGCAAGGCGATGGGCTTCACCTGATGCCGAACGCCCTCGACAGCGGCATGCCGCCGCCCGCAGCTGCGCAGGAAGGCGCGCCAGGCAATGCGCTGCAGCAGCAATCCGGTCCGCCGGCGAATGGTGCCGCACCTCCTGCAGCCCCGCCGCCGCCTCCGACGCACGAGCAGACGGTCGCCGCCCTGCGGCATTTCGATGCGATCAAGGGCGAGTTGACGATGCTGCTGAAGGATCCCGCCGCGGGCCGCTCCGATCTGAAATCCAAGATCATCGACGGTGTGACAAAGCTCGTCTCGGAACGGATGCTCACCGCTCCACAGGCCGTGCAGCAACTGGACCAGGTGCCGTCTGACCCGTTGCAGCAGCGGAAATGGATGCAGACCATGCTGGCGCAGACGGTGCAGGCGGAAAACGGTCTGCTCGATCACTACGGGCAGGGCAATCCGTCGCTGGGCGATGTCGCGGGGCATTTTGCGGGCAATGCCGGCGGCAAGCGTGACGATCATATGGAGCATATCAAGGCGCTTCACGCGAATTATTCTGGAATGGTGCACTGATGCCAGATATTGCTGCGCCAACCTATCCGACCTATCAGCCGACGCAAAACAATGCGCTGGCGAGCGATCCCGCAAAGGTCGTTGGATTGATGGGTGCGCTCAACCAGCAAAAGCTTTTCAATGCGACGTTTCCAGCCGTTTCGCAACAGCCGGAAGCGGCATTGCAAGGCCAGAATATCGCCAATACCACCTCGCAGAACAGCCAAAACGAAGCTGCCGCGCAAATCGTGGCGCATCATCTCGGCACGTTGCCGGATAATGCCTCCCGCGACGATTTCTTTCGCATGAAGGCCGCGATCCGGGCGATTCATCCGAATATTCCGGCGTCGACAATCAATACGGTCGCCGATATCGCGCTGCGCGAGCCGAGAGGAATCAAGCAGGGGATCGCCACGCTGCGGACCATGGGAACGTCGCCTGAATCGATGGTGTCGCCAGAAACCGGACCCCCGAGTGCGTCCGGAGCGCCGACCGTTATCCGCCACACGACTGCCATTCGCGGCGGCGGGTTCGAAACTGGGCTGGCGCCGGGCGAAGCTGGGCTTTCCGAGTCTGCCGCGGGCCGCGCCGCAAAGCTGCAGTCCAGCGCATCGACGTCGCCGCAATATCATGCGGACCTCGAAAATCTAAAGGCGGATTCGAAGATTCTAGATAATCTCGGGGGACCGACCTTCGAGGTCGAAAAGAAACTCAACCAGCTTTCGGGCCGGCTGGGTGGTTTCGGCATCACCATGACTCCGGAGCAACTGAAAGCCGGCGAGTCCTTCGACAAAATCGCCAACCAGATCAGCCTCAATCAGTCGCAACTCTTTCATGGCTCCGATGCCGGACTGCATACGGTCGTCGGCGCCAATCCTTCGACATCGATGTCGAAGTTCGGACGCGAAGGCGTCATCGACATGCTGCACGGCAACCAGGACGCGATCGACGCCACCCGCAAGGCATGGCTGGCGGCGCGGGCCAATGGTGCCAAGCCTGGAGATTACGATCTGTTCGCCGAACGGATGGGTCAGGAAATCGACCCGCGGGTGTTCCAGTTCAATCGCCTAAACCGTGAGAACCAGCAGAAGTTTCTCTCGCAAATGGACCCCGGCGACATGAAGGAATTCGAGGGCAAATTTAAGAACGCGCTCTCACATAAGTGGGTCAAACCGCTGAAGGCACCAGAGAAGACAACGACCGATGCCGGTAAATGATCTCTCGGCCAGGGACAAAGACCTGATGGTGCGAACCATCCTGGGCGAAGCGGCGCAGGAAGGCCCGCGGGGGCAGGCGGCGGTCGCGCATGTCATCCTTAACAGGACGGCGGCGGGCTCGTATGGCAAGACACCGACCGACGTGATGCTGGCGCCTCACCAATTCGAGCCATGGTCGACGCGAGCAAAGGAATTGGCAGCGATCAAGCCGTCGAGTCCGGCCTATCGCGAAACCTCGGATATTGTCGACATGGTGACGAACGGCGATATCCCGGATCCGACTAACGGTGCGACCCATTTTCTCAATCCGCAGATCGTGCGCGCGCGGCGCGGCGGATCGCTGCCGAATTGGGCGCAAGCGCCGGTCGCCCAGATCGGCGGACATACGTTCTACGCGCCGCAGGGTCCGGTTGCGGGCGTCGGCGTCGATCCGCTGGACGCGATTAACCGCGCGATCGAGAGCAACTGACAATGGCCGACGATAGCGATAGTATTTTCGCTAAGGCTGGCTTTGAGGTGCCGAAAGCGTCTGATGTAAAACCGGTCGCAACAACCGCGGTCAAAGCGTCGCCGTCGATATTCGAGTCTGCCGGGTTTGAATTGCCCGGCAGATCGGCCGCTGCGACGCCAGCCGCGCCATCGTGGCAGGATCATGAAGCGCTGGAAAATTTAGCGGCGCAGGGCGGCGTGGCGCCGGCACAAGTGCCGCCTGCTGGTCCAGGTCGCGGGATGTGGCAAGCCACAAAAGATTATGTAGCTAATATTCCTCACGCTCTCGCAGAGACGATAGCGGCCCCCGGCAACGTGCTTGCGTCGCCGACGCCTTCGACCAGTGAGAGCCTGATCCCCGATGCTTTTGGGATTGCGGGCTTGATCACGGGCAAAGAATTTCCCAAGGCTGCTGTTGGTGCGGTCGCCGAAAAGCTGGGACCATCGAGGCGGGCGACGAACGCTTTGGTCAAAGCCGTAGGCCCGGAGAACGTTTCCGAGGCCGTCAATCGATTGCAATCAAATCCTAGGCTGACACTGGCGGACGTTTCCGATCCGGTGCGGTTAACGACTCAAGGGTTGATGGCAGGCGGTACGCCCGATGTGCAGAATTTTATATCGAGCAGTGTTCGCGACCGCGCCGCTTCAAGGTTAGATGCTGCAAATACGGCATATACGGAGGCGATGGGGCCAACGCCAGATATTACCCAAATGGTCGCCGGTTTGAAGCAGCGTGCTTCACAAGCGGTGGCAGACCACGCAAAAAGCACCGATGCCGCTCTCGATAAGGTAATGGGTCCGTCAACTGACCCCTATACGGTTTTACAAGATACGATGAAGCGGAGGTCTGAAGAGGCCGCACCTCTTTATGAAAAAGCGCTATCGCATCCTGTAGCATGGGATGAGCGTCTTCAGCAATTCATCGATGACCCGATCGTGAAAAGCGGCATTGCTAAGGGCGTATCCATTCAGCGTTTGGAATCGCTCGCAGAAAATAAGCCGTTTAATCCTAACGATTTTGCAATCAAGGGGTTTGATGAGGCGGGAGATCCGATATTAGGTCAAACCCCCAATATGCGTACATTGAATGTCGTGAAAAAAGGCCTTGATGCGATGGTGGATGAGTCGAAAGACTCAATGACCGGTCGTCTTTCGGAGCAGGGTCGGGCAATTGATAAGGTTCGATCTGCCTTTCTCCAAAAGCTCGATGACATCAATCCCGATTACAAGGCAGCGCGTCAGGCATGGGCAGGTCCATCGCAAGCGATGGATGCATATAATCGCGGATTGAATATTTTCCAAAATCAGGCGGGGTCGTCTGGCGTAAAATCTACGCCTCAAGCACTGGCGTCATGGTTCAACGGCGCATCGAAGGCCGAGCAGGACGCCGTTAAAATAGGAGCGAGAGCGGCGCTGAACCATCAGATGAAAACGGTTGGAGATCCAGCATCAAAAGCAGCCTCCTTGCTTAATAAGGATGTAAATCAGGGAAAGTTCGCAACTCTGTTCGGAAAAGAAAATGCGGACAATCTGACTCGGCAACTCAATTTCCATTTGGAAGATCCTGTAGGCAAAGCCTTTAACGAGGGCTTTGATGTTCTAAAGAACAGGGGCGGCGCCAATGGTTTGGAAGATCGCCCGGAATTTCTGAAGCAGTGGATGCAAGGCGCGACGCCCGAAGAGGTAGTAGCCAAGCGGCTCGGAGTGCGGCTTGATATCGATCAGAAGATCAACAGCGTGAAGAATGGCGCTCTCGCTGGCCAGAACATCACAGCCATCCCTTACAACCAGGAAAAGCTTGCTCATCTTTTCGGGGATAAAGAAGCAAGCCGTCTTGTTCGCGTGATGCAGGATGCAAAACGCGAGGCCGATACGAATGCCGCGATCGTTTCCGGGTCTAAGACTGCCGAAACTAAATCTGCGGCTGATCGAATTAAGGTGAGAGAAGTAGGGGGCGGCAATCCCCTGCAATATATAGCGCCTGTGGCGGCAGAACTTCTAGGGCAGAGCGCAGGACTTCCCGGCGCTGGTCTTACCGCCTCTATTTTGGCGAAGGGCGTTCACATGGGCGCGCAGAAGCTGGGCCAGATGCACGATATCGCCACCAATATGCAAATGGCGAAAAGCGCTTTAGCGAGCGGGCGGGCGCGGCAGGAAACCATCAACGCGCTTCTTTCGCATCCGACTGTCGTGCGAATCCAGCAGTCGAAGAAAAGCTCGAATGCGCTGGCTGCGCCATAGGCGATGCAGCCCTCTGATCAGCAAGGCAAAAGGCATCAGCAGAATAGGCATTCCGCTCGGGATATCGCGGTAGGTGGTTCGGTGACAGATCAGCCACATCGCACCGGTCCAGCAACTCAATAGAAAAACAGCCAACAGAATACGCGGCAGAACCTCGATTTCTGCATTCAAAGGCTACATCCTTCCATGAAATTCAAATCCATCTTCGCGGCGCTCTTTGCGCTGGCCTTGTCGTGCGGGCAGGTCTTCGCACAAGCCACGATTTTGCCGCCGGGCGAGACTTGTTTCCAGGCCCAGGCCGGCATCAACGGCATGGTCGGCGTGCTCGGCACCATCACGGGCGGTTCTCTCTATACCAACGGCAGTTACGGCGGCATCCCGCTCACCGGGGGTTCGGGCAGCGGCGCAACCGCAAATATAACCGTTTCCGGCGGAATTGTCACGACGGTGACCGTCTTAAATCCGGGGATACAATATGTCACCGGGGATGTTCTGAGCGCGGCAGCGGTCAATATCGGAGGTACCGGAACCGGATTTTCGGTACCAGTTTCAAGCACTTCGATCAATTCGTCGCTGGCCGGCGGCTCGGTCGGGTTCTACATCCCGAATACCCAGACTTTCAAGCAGACATGGCAGGACGCCGGCGAAGTCACACTCAACCAGAATCCGGTTCCGCTCGACCAGAACGGCTGCGCGGTCATTTATGGAGCCGGCATCTACCTCATGGTGGTGCAGGATTCGCTCGGCAACACGGTCTATTCGCAGCTCACCGCCTCGACCTCGCCACAAGGCATCTATTTTGCGGGCACCGCCGGGGGCACCGGCAACGCCATCACCATCACCGATACGTCGTTTGCGCTGCAGGACGGCGCCAGCATCCAGTTTCGGGCAATCGCCTCCAATGCTGGGCCCGCCACGATCTCGGTTTCCGGCGGCGCGCCGATCGCCATCGTGGTCGATACCGCCTCGGGACCGGCAGCGTTATCCGGCTCGGAAATCGATGCGTCAAACATGCCGATCGTGTCCTATGACGCGACCAATATCGAATTCCATCTGGTTAATCCGGCTGCTTCGACCTCGAGCGGCGGCGGCAGTTCGGCAAGCCTGACCCCGCCGCAAGGTTATCTCAATCTCGTGGGACAGGCGACCGGTGATGTGGTGCAGACCGGCGACGTGGTCGGAACGGCGACGGTCTATTATTCGCCGTTCGTCGGCAACACGATCCCGATCTGGAACGGTTCGACCTTCAAGAGCGTGACATTCTCGGAATTGACGGCGACGCTGACGACCGCGGGAAGCGCATCTGCCGCGATCCAGGATTCCTGCGTATTCTCCAATAACGGCGTTCCGACGCTGGTGACAGGCCCGACGTGGACAAGTCCCACCGCAGGAGCCGGTAATAGGGGAACTGGCGCAGGGAGCGCTCAGCTCACTCGGCTGCAGGGCATCTGGGTCAATGCGATACCCATCATCGGATATAACGGGCTTTCGTCCTATACGATCCCCGCCAATCAATGCACCTATGTCGGCTCGCTCTCGATCGATGCCACGGCGGGTCAGGTTTCAGCCTATCGGAGCTACGGACAGTCGCGAAAGTTCGGGGTGTGGAACGCTTATAATCGGCAGAAAATAATTTTGCAGGCTGGTGATCCAACGGCAAACTGGACCTATGCCTCGGCGACCGTCAGACCCTCGAACGGCAATATCGCCAACAACGTGACGGTCTTCGCCGGCCTTCCGGAAGAGATGGTGACCACTTCTTTTACCCAACGCCAGACAGTAGTGAACGCGATTTCGACGACCTTGAATGCGGGAATTTTCACAGGAATCGGCTGGAACTCGACCACGGCAGCCTCTGGTCTTCAGAGTTCAAACACCTTTGTTTTTGGCGGCGCAAGCTCGTTGTTCGAACTGTTCCTGAATTCATCGGCCAATTATGTTGCGCCCCCAACGATCGGAATCAATGTCGTGACTTCGCTTGAAGCGACCCTTGGTACTCTAGGGGATGGCCAGACATTCTTCGGCACACAGCCGCAAATGCTCTTAACGGCAAGTTGGCGAGGATGAAGCCAATGAAGCCAGGATATTTCAGCCGACTTCTGGGCGGCTTTTTTATTGCCCTTTGCCTGCTGACGCCCGCTCAAGCGCAGAAGTCGAAGGCGACTCTGCTAACGGAGATCGGAGTCTGCTTTCCCGACCAGATGTCGTTCTTCATCACGCCTGCGATTGTCCGCGGCTGCGTGACCGACATGCTCAATTCGTGGCAGCAATATGCCGGCGTCAATTTGCAGCAGGGCACTAATTATGCGGTACAGGCGTCCGATTACGGGCAACTGATCCGCACTACGAATTCGCTGCCCGTGGCGATTTCGATGCCGCAGGCCACGGGATCATTTGCGACCTTCAACGTTTATTTTACCAATGCCGGGACTGGGGCCGTTACCCTTACGCCGACGACTTCGACCATCAACGGCGCGGCCAGTTTTATATTAGCCGCATCGCAAAGCATCTGGGTAGTCTCGGATGGCGTCAATTATCAGGTATGGAGCGGAGCGTCCGGGGGATCTGCATTCGGCACCATGGCGGTGCAGAACGCTAGTGCGATAGACGTTACTGGCGTCACTTTGCTCACCGGATTGCCGACGCCAACTAATCCAACCGATGCGGCGAACAAAGCCTATGTCGACGCCGCGGTCACCACGGGCATCACGCCGCTGCCGTCCTTTGCCTACCTCGCGACCGCCGCCGTGCTGCCCAATACGCCGACTTATTCCAATGGAACGTTAGGCGCTGGCGCGACACTCACGGCGGGTTCGAATTCTACGCTGACGGTCGACGCTACGGTAGCACCGCTGAATGCGATCGTCCTCGTCAATAACCAAGCCGCACCAGCCCAGAACGGCATTTATTCCGTCACCACCGCGGGCTCTGGATCGGCGGCATGGGTACTGACTCGCGTCACGTTTTTCGACACTTCTGCAACCATGTTGAATGGCTCCTATATTTTCGTCACCAACGGAGCGACGCAATACAACTCGGCCTGGACACTCGGCGCGACGACGACGACAGTTGGCACCACAGCGGTTGATTTCAATCCTTTCTCGCAAATCTCGGACGTTTCAGCGACCGGCGTCACTTATACGGCCTCGGGCGGGACATCGCGCACTCAGGCAACCCGAAATGCGGAGCGGCCATACGTCACGGACTACGGCGCGAAATGCGATGGCACTACCGACGACATCAGCGCTATCAATACTGCCCTAAGTAATATTCCCTATGGTGGGACGATCTACCTGCCCAATAGCTTTTGTGCAGTAAGTTCCACCATCATTCGCACCACGCCGATCAATATCGTCGGTGCTGGGATGTACACCTCAGGATTCACGCTGCTCTCGGGAGCATCTGCAACAAGCGATACCTTCCAAATATTTCCGGCCGCGGGCACGGTAACTCGTGGCTATTCATTTACCGATATGGCGTTCCTAAACCCCTACACTTCAGGGCGTACTGCATTTCATATTAACGCGACTGCATCAGCTACGGTGAACATTGCCGAAGTCGTGTTCGATAGAGTTGAGGTATATTCTGCTTCGACCAATGCCAGCAATTATGCAATCTTACTTAATAATGGACTGGCAAACCCGAACGGCGTTCCTTTCAACTTCACCTTCAAGAATGGCATTATCAACGGAGGTGCGTTTCTTATCGATGCTGGCGATAGCCAGCGCTTCCAAAACAACATCATCACTGGTCCAAATGCCGGTATTGGCGGATCACAAATTATAGGTGCTGGAACCCTCATAATAGAAAACAACAACATTTCATCGGCTGCCGGTGGGGCGGTTCTGTCCTGCGCCTTTGCGCCAAGGATATCCCACAACGTATTTGAACAACAAGTTACCAGCCTTGAAGCAAACAACGCGATTATAGACTTAACTGCTACCGTTTGCACAGTTCAGGGAACAACAATCACTGAAAATCAAGTTCAGTCGAACGCCGGGATTGGCAATCCGACGTTGGTTCGCGTTTCATCTAATACTATCGACACATTTCTATCTGGAAATTTCATTGACGCTCCGGCGCCATACACCCCCGTGTCCAATGCAAGCGCTACTTTCATTTGCGGAAATAACATTTTCGTTTCAGGCACGCCGCATGTCGGCGGCATAGCGCCATCTTCGACCTGGGGGAACGGATGTTGATCAGAAATAGGAGAACTTCATGAAAAGACTAGCTCTATGTTTCGTGTTGCTGACGACTCCGGCATTCTCCCAAGTGACAACCTCGCCAGCGGTCCAACCGACGACCGGAATTCCCACGGAAGATGAGATCAAGAATGCCTACAGTATTTGTCAATCTCATCGTTACAAGGGTGCGTGGCAATCTGGTTATGAAGGCTGTGATGCGGTGCAGAAATCCATGGCTGCGGTGCTCGATACTTCGCACCAAAAAACCGTGCAGGACGTGGCCGTAAGATTGAAGTAGCCACATGCACCGGAGAGTCCATTCATGACCAGACGCCATCACTTCCACTATGCCACGCGTCATCAACACTATGCCGCTCTGGCTCCGCTCAACATAGGCGCGCTCAAAGCCGCTAATGCCAAGCGCTGGGCGGTCGTCAAACCGACCTGGGACTTCTCGGCCGTGGCCAAGAAGCTGTGCGATGCCAAGGCCAGATATCAGACCGTCGAAAAAGAAACCGGGGTGCCCTGGTTCTTCATTGCGGTGGTGCATGAGCGGGAAGCCTCGCAGGACTGGAATACCCAGCTCGCGCAGGGCGATCCGCTCAACCGTAAATCGGTTCACGAACCGCGTGGCGAAGGCCCGTACAAGAGCTGGGAAGATAGCGCCGTCGCGGCCCTGAAACCGATGGCTTCCGGCAACAAGGACTGGACCGCTGGCGGGTTTCTGGCAACGACGGAGCAATATAACGGGATCGGATATTTCGAACGCGGCATTCCGTCACCGTACAACTGGGCTCACACAGACCAATATCATTCCGGAAAGTATATCAGCGACGGCGTGTTCAGCGCTCACACCGTCGATAGCCAGCCCGGCTGTGCCGGTATGCTGCTGGCGATGATGAAAATCGATCCTAGCATCAAGTTTGTCGATAGCCTCGATGCGGCGCTGGACGATTTCACCAACCATCCGCCTGCGTCGATCATTAAAGATGCGTGATGGCTGAGATAAAAATTCAATTCTCGACATCGAAGGCATTTTCTTCAGATGTTATTCGACGCCTTACGCATTCTCCGTTCAGCCATGTGGACCTGATCGTACCTGAAGGTTTGCTTGGCGTATCGGGCAAGGACGATTCCATCCATGACCTCGGTGGGGTGATGGTGCGTTCGATGCAGGCATGGCCGTATTTGACCGTACCAAAGGTGGCACGCCTGCAATGTACCGATGAAGTAGCTGCCGCTGTGATCAAAATCGCACGATCGCAGATCGGAAAACCTTTCGACAATTCTGCATTGTGGTCTTTCTTCGATGATCAGGCTGTCAATGAAAGCGTCGGCAAGGAACGAGACTGGCGCGACACGAAGCAATGGTTTTGTTCCGAGCTGATCGTGTTTGCGCTGGAACAGGGCGCCCTATTTCCTTACGGGCTGGTGGTGGCGAAGAATCGAATAACGCCGGCTGATGTGCTGCTCATGATCAACGGGTTCATGCTTGCAGATAACATTCTCGAATTTGCAATGTGATGAAACAATTACAATGCGAGCACTGCGGAAATCCGATCAAGGAATTCCACAGAACTCAATGCATGTGGATGAAGGGCGGAACGCCGCCATGCGAGATCGAGCAATTTGCGCGTGACAAACATAGGACGCGTGTTGGCTGCACCCTAGCGATGATGGTTGTGGCTGGCATTGTTTTTATGGTTTGGCAGTTTCACTAGGGGAAGGGAATATTTGACGTGCTCAAAAACATTACTGAGACTCAGTGGGTGGCTTTCGTCATTGGCGCAGCTAGTTTTATCGGCGGTGCAACTGCCCAACTTACTGTCTTGTTTGGGACTCTGGGTGCAAGTATCACGGCGTCCGCATGTGCCCTGATATCGGGTGTCGCTGGCGTGTTCCTGATGGCTACCACGGGACAAGGTGCCACGATGCAGCAAGTGGCAAGGATGCCTGGAATTCAAAAGGTCCTGGTCAATGAGGATGCCAATGCGACACAAGCAACGCTGGCTGTCGATCCTGCCGAGCAGAAGATTGGACCCACTCCCGAGGCCAAGGCGGCCGTGACGGCTACAGCATCGGCCGCATCATGAAATACAAATTCGGAAAACTTCCTCGGCGTCCCGGCGCGATCAAGATCGATTTTCGTGATGTCTTCGATGTCACGAAGCTGCCGTCCCTGCCGACTACGGGATGGGGCGTGCAGCCATCCTCCAAAAATTACGGAATGCTCGGAAACGATCAATGGGGCGATTGCGTCATTGCCGGTGGTATGCATGAAAGCATCGTGCTCAACGCACAGGCCGGGAATCCCGTTCCGAGGTTTACACAGCTCGACGCACAAGATGAATACACGGCTATCACGGGCTTTAACCCGAACGATCCCGCCACCGATCAAGGCACTGACGTTCAGGCTGCTGCCGCGTATCGCCAGAAGATCGGCTACCGGGATTCGACGGGAAAACGTCACAAGATCGCGGCTTATCTCGCAGTGAATGCGGACGACTTGCCGCTCGCAGCGTACACACTCGGTGCGGCAGGATGGGGCTTCAACGTTCCGAGCAGCGCGCAGGACCAGTTCACGGCTGGGCAACCCTGGACGTTCATTCCGGGTGATCCGCTTCAGGGCTTGCACTACGTCCCGTTTGTTGGCCAAACGCCGGACGGTGACGATGTTGTTATTACCTGGTCGCGGACCCAGAGAGTCAAAAAGCCGTTCTATAATGCGTATTTCGATGAGGGCGCAGGCCACGTCTCGCAGGAGTTCCTGAACAACTCCACGCATCTTTCGCCACAGCAGTTCGATCTGGCGGCGCTTGAATCCTTCCTTGCAAAATTCGGAGTTCACACATGAATAAACCAACGCTAGATGCAGACTCGCTGAAGACAATGCTGGTGCAGGGGCTTCAAGAGCAATGGCCAAAGCAGAGTTTTGGCCGCATCACCAGCGCCAATGCTACTGACCGAAAGTTGCCAAGTGCTTGTCGTTTTATTGTGAACGCTGATGAGGGCGCTAGCTTCATGGTCGAAATAACACCCGGTCTTGGAAATTCCTCATCTGTCGGAGCACGCACATGATCATACTATCGCAAACAGGCCTCGCAGCCGCCTTCAAGGAAATCCGTTCCGATCTGGCTGCCATGTCTACCGGATGGATCAACTACAACAGCGTGATTTCCGATTCTGACCTGATGGCGGACATGAAAAAGGTCATCACAGCTTATCTCAATGCTGCACAACCCCCGAAAGGACCTTCCACATGATCAACCGTCGCTCTTTCTTGATTTCGACCGCGTTCATCGGTGCGGGCGTTATGGCCGGCTGCACGACAGCCCAGATTTCCGCTTTCCAGACCCAATGGGCGACTGTCGCTGGATCGATCCAGTCAGCAGTTGCAAACTTGGGAAAATACGTTCCGACTATCGAAAGCATTATGGCGGCGGCGGCGTCAATTGCGGGTCCAGGTTACGCAGCGGCGGTCACTGTGGGATCGGTGCTGTTCAATCAGATTGTTGCAGCTTTAACTGCGGTGGTTGGTGTTATTACGCCGCCGGCAGCAGCCCATCGGTTTGCGATGGCATCCCGGCCGATCTCGGGGCATCTGCGAACCCTGATGGCCACCACTACTCCGGTCCTGATTGGAACAACCTCGACTGGCGTGATTGTGGCTGGCTGGCACTAACATGCTGGTCATTCCGTAGATAAGGAGGCTCGTGTCATGAGAATGGAAAATGACTGAGCAGGAGTCGATAAATGGGGGCAAGCCCAATCCTGACCCGTCTATTCTTACAACTGAGAATCTTCGTCGGGAAATCGATAATCTCAAAGAACTGCTGGAAAGTCAGCAGGGCGCTCAAGATAGAACAATTGCGGCGATTCAGCATAATATCGATGGGCGTCAAGAACAGATAGATGCCGCGATCGTTCACATCACCACTCTGTTTGAAGTCAAGTTTGATGGCGTCGAGAAACAGTTCGTGGAGCGGGACAAGCGAACCGAGCAGCTTTCCATTGCAGACAAAACCGCCATCGCGGCGGCGTTGCAGGCACAGAAGGAAGCGGCTGGAGCGACCAACGAAAGCAACAGCATTGCCATCAACAAGATGGAAAACAACTTCACCACTCTGATCAACAAGGGTGAATCGCTGTTGCAGTCAGTCCAGAAGAACCTTGACGACAAGATCGCTGACTTGAAGACGCGATTTGATACCGGAGAAGGACAGAACAGGGGCAAGACCGCAGGCGTCAGTTCGATCGGTGCGTTGGCTGTTGGAGCTTCTTTTATCATTTCTATGTTAGTTGCGGTCGCTGCGTTGATCATAACATTTACGCATCACTGACCATGCATCCCCTCCTGAAATTTCGCTGCGACCGCGTTCGCGGGCTCGATGGCATCGTCCAGGTTTTTCTGACCAAGGAAAACGGGCCGCCGTCGCAGGACGAGACCGCGATTTTCAATCTGCTCAAGGACCGCCTCGATTGGGTAGACGGCCAATACTACTGGATATCGATCGAGCCTGCATTCCCGCACATCAAAGGATGAGCGAAATGCGCATTGACCGACCGACGACAGCAAACGAATACATCACATGCTCATGCTTCTGGCTCGGGTATCTGAGCGTCACGCTGTACCTGTTTTATCTTTGGTTTGAGGCGATGATCTAAGGAGAAATGCAATGGCACTCGGCGGCGTTCTACTCAGTTTTCTATATCTGCTGCTCTATATCGCCGGCGTTTGCATAGTTGCCTATGCGATCGTGTGGCTGATCACGAGCTTTCTTGGATGGTCGATCGATGCCAACGTTTACAAATGGGGGCAGATCTTCGTAGGCCTGCTGATCGTCATCGCTATCGTGGCATGGATTCTCTCAGTCGTGGGCATTGGGGGTGGCCCGCTCTACTTTCCCACAGGCTACCAGCGTTAGGCCGCATCAGTCTCAGATCGATCCGCTGCGGCCTTATCCTCCCGCGCCAGAGAGCATCTGCAAGGATTGCTGACATGCATGAACGCAAAGCGAGCGTTGTCATTCTCATCGGCACACTGGTCGTAGTCGCATTATGCATCATCTTTGGAACCATCTACGGAAAATAACTGAATATGGTGACTCTGCACATCCATCATCATCCTTACATCGATGCGGTTTCCGAGGTCGTGCGCCGCCTTGATGCTATCGAAAATCAGCTCGCCCTCATGGAGAAAAATATCATGGCTGCCATCGATGACCTGAAAACGTCTGTTGCCGCGTTTATACAGGAAGGCACTTCCGACATCGCTGCGCTCGTGGCGCAGATCAATGCTCAATCCAACCAGAATCCAGCGATTGTCGCGCTGACCCAGCAAATCACTGACGCGACTACGGCGATGCATACCGCGTTCACCGCAGCAACTGGCGTTCCGATTCCCCCGCCGGCCGCCTGACGACAAAGACCGGGCGCTGTACCGCCCGGCACCATTTTAAGGAAATCGACATGCTGAAATATCTGCTCTTGGCAGTATGCGCATCGCTATGCCTGCTTTCGCCGGCAGAAGCCCGGCACCGGCATCACCAGCATTATACGTATCACCACCATCATCACCGTCACTATCAGCGCGTTGCGCAACCGGCCTGCGCCGACCTGTTTTGCCTGTTCGGAGCGTCCCAGCAGCAGCCCGCAAGATATACCGGCAGAAGCCACAGCGCTACGCACGGCGCTGCGCATAGCGGCTTCGCGTCGCGCAGTAGCGGCTTCGCGCCGCGTAGTTGGACGGCTACGCGGCCAACCGTGGCCCGGCAAACGGTATCCTACGGGTCGTTCGATTCCGCCATCGGACGGCCGGCTCGCTATATCGCAGGAAGACTGGCCTGCGCCCTAAATGTAGGCTCGGCGTTGGCAGAACGGGGCATCCGGGGCACCGGATCTGCGGCGGCCCTTTCCTATCTGCACTGGGGAAGGTCGGCCGGCGGACCTGTACCCGGCGCCGTGATCGTATCCTCACGCCGGGGCGGGGGACACGTCGCGATCGTGTCACGGGTCGTGAATGGTCAGTTGATGGCCTGGAACGCCACCGGTGGGAACCGGGGCTGGCAGGAGATCCCGTACCGGCTCCGGGTGCTTGATTATCGGGTTCCGGGATGAAAACAGCCTTCATCCTGCTCGCGCTCACGGTCTCGGCCAGCGCCGGCGACGGCAAGCCGATCGGCCATCAAAAACCCGGCAAGATCACTTGCGCCATGGTGCGGGAAGCCGTGGCGATACTCGGGGAAGCAGCGGCTGAACAGATGGCGCTTGATGCCCATGCGTCCGAGGCGCGGATTGAACGAGCGCGGCAGTGTTTGAAAAAGCCATGAAGATCAGTCTGATCATCTTCGGCATGGTGGCGTTTCTCGGCAATGCAAATGCCCGCGATCTCGGCCAATGGGAGAATTCCGACCCGGTCATCAGGGAATGGTTCCGGTCGCTGATGCGGCCAGATCATCCGAAAGAACCGTGCTGCGGTGAGGCTGACGGATACTACGCCGACGAAGTTCACGTCCGCAATGGCAAGACGTTTGCGACCATCACTGACGACCGACCCGACAAACCGCTCGGGCGACCGCATATCGACATCGGAACGGAAATCGAGATTCCTGACATAAAGCTGAAATGGGACAGGTCGAATCCAACTGGGCATACGCTCGTGTTCCTGGGTGGTGGCGCATACGGGCGGTATGTCTTCTGCTTCGTCCAGGGAAGCGGTATCTAGACCGCGCCATCTTCCTCTCTTAAAATCACCGGAGAAAACCGATATGCGCAGAATTATTGCGACGTGGGTCTTTGCGCTGTTGGTTGCGCTATCGTGGCATCAGGCGAACGCGCAATCTTCTCCCACCCTCTTGCCGGGAGGATGCGGGACCGCAAGTTATCCTAATAACTCGGGCTATCTAACGATTGATTCAACGGGACATCTTTGCACGTCTGGTTCTGGCGGGGGCGGGGGCGGCGGCGCGGTCACCAATGCCGGAACGTTCGCGGTGCAGAATACGGCGGCAACGCCTACAGGCACCAACACCATTGGCACGGTCGGGCAGCTTCCGTATCCGGTCGGCGCTGTTCCGATCACGGCATCAGCTACGGGCACCACGGCGGCGACCACGGCAACACTCACGAATGTTACGGGCCACACTACTTACATTTGTGGCTATTCGATCCGCGCCAACGCCACCGCCAACACCAATGTCACTGATACCGTGACCGGAGTTATCACCGCAACGATGAGTTCTATTCTATGGGTTCCGGCCAATACGGCAGGACTTGGAGTCGATGAGCAAATCTTCTCCCCCTGCATTCCAGCAAGTGCGGTCAGTACCAGCATCGCCGTCGTCTCGGGTGCCCCTGGAACGGGTGGTCTCGTATCTGTCAAGGCTTGGGGCTATTCGCTGTGAAACGGCTCTTTGCTTCCATCGTTGCGGCTGCGCTTTGCTTTCCCTCGATCGGCGCATGGGCGTGGTGGCAGTCGGTTCAGCAGGTGGGGATCAGCGCGGTTACGCTCCCACTCGATGGAATATCGACTGGCGTTAAAGTCTGTTACAGCACGCGCCAATTGCTGACCTCTTATGCTGGCAACGCGATGCAGGTCACGCGGTCCAGCGACAGCACGACTTCAAACATCGGTTTTTCGTCCAACGTTTTGAACACGTCGGCGCTCTCGACATTTTGCAGCGGTACGACATGCAAGGTCACAACTTGGTATGATCAATGTGGCGCTGGAGACAATGCGACCAGTGCAGCGGCCGGGGCTCCGATCATTTATCAGTCTGGAGCCGTCACAACGCTTAACGGACAACCAGCTCCGCTGTTTGTTTCGGCCACTCCGACTTACCTGACGACGACCATAACCGCTAATCCGGTCAACACCTTGTACCAGAACGCCGTGGTGCTAAACACAGCGACATCCGCGGCCCAGGGAATAGCTTCTGGCTCAGTGAGCGCAGCACTAGAGTGGCGGGTGGACTCTACCGCTCCGCAAACTCTTCACTTATTGAAGGCCGCGACAGCCACTATTGACACTTCACTAACATCAAACCCCCTCACGGCATCGGTCGCAGCCGTGGTTGAAGTTCAATACAATTCATCAACTGGTGCTATCGCATTTTGGGTCAACCGAACGACGGCAGGAACCAACACGAATGCTCAAACGCTGACGGCGGCAAATCTTTATCTCGGGTACGGGGATGGTGATGCCTCCTGGAGCGGAGAAATCGGCGAGTACATATCCTATGATCTCGCCGGAGGAATACCTTCCGGGTCTCGAACCTCGATAGAAAACAACCAGCAGACTTACTGGGGCACTCCGTGAAGTCACTTCTTAAAGCGCTGGAACGGTTTCTCGATGAAGTGCCAGGACATCAGGGAGAAGCCAATCGTCAAGGGGAGCGAGGCCGAAACGATCGACAACCAGGTCGCCCTGCCGTGCATCAGCGACGCGATGGTTTGCTGAATCGGAAACGCATAGATATAGGTTCCGTAGGAATAGTCGCCGCTGCTCACAACGATGGTCCGGGCAGGATTCAAAAGGCCGAGATAAACCGTCAGGTAGGCCGTTAATATCGGCGATAAATAGACGAGGTAGTCGAACCGCATCAGCACCATTCCGGCAACGGCTGCAAAGACGGCAATGCCGGGATGGTAGGGAATACGGGCTCGGTAGGAATAGAGCACCGCGCCGGCGAGGAAATTGAGAACGAGCAGCCGCCCGTTGACGGTGCCCATCGGGGCTGCATTCACGCCCATGGCGATGTTGATGAGTGCCGCGATCGCCGTGACGACGACAAGACACGCCAACATCCGTTTGCCGGCGCCGGTGAATATCCCGAGTACCACCAGAACCGAGATCAGGACATAGCATTCGAGTTCAAAGGGCAGCGTCCAGAGAGAGGCGTTCACGACATTGGGTATCTGGTTGTCCAGGAAAACGCCGGGCAACACAAAATGCACCCAGCCAACCATGTTCCCGAAATAGCTGTAAAAGTTCCTCGTCGTGAAATAAGTCGACAGCGGCAGCTGGGTCAGCAGTGGGCCCAATATCAGCGCCGACAAGATGATCTCAACGGCGAGTGCCGGGAACAGACGAATGACCCGAAGCCATAAAAAAACGCTGAGAGTGACGCGGGTTTTGCTCGCGGAAACCAGAAATCCACTCAGCGCAAAGAAGCATGGCAGTATGAGTTGAAGAAACAATCCGGGCCATCTCGTCCAGAAGTCCAGAGCCGCCTCTGGACCATAAGCGACGGGATAGGAATGCCAGCCGACGATCAGACAGGCCAGTATGATCCGCAAATAATCAAATCCTGATGATCGGCCTTTGACTTCCAGCCAGCGGCCCTCGATCGTCTGCCCTGAAAAAATGCCGTCAATATCGTTGCTGGTCCGCATCAACATAAAAAGCTCCAGCTAACCCGCTTCCATGGAACACTGAATGGCCACCGGTGACATCATAGCATGAAGCTGCTTCGCGCTCTCCTGATCTTCTGCGCCGTCGCCTTCTCAGGCTACGCCCATGCAGCCGTGGGCGATCTGGTCGCGACCTTATCCATTACGGGGGCACCTCCGGGTGCCAGCTACACGCTGACCAATAATCCCAACGGCTATTTTGCGATTCAAAACGGCAACCAGTTGGTCGAGGCGGTTAATACCCCGATTGGAACCTATTCGATTGGAATCAGGGTGACTGCGCCGGGGGTTTTGGCCACTCTGCCGGGGTTTTTGGTCACCCAGCAGTTCACGCTCAATTACGCTGGCGGGCCGCCTCCACCTCCGCCCCCGCCTCCGCCACCTCCGCCACTTACGTCGTTGATCGCAGCATCTTCCTACAGCCTGACGACTGGACAGACCGCGCTTATCCAGTTCACATGGAACACCGCAGTCCTTGGCTTTAACCTCCCGGCTGTCAACATCTCAACCGGCGGCGCGTTATCGAACCTGCTTCAGCAGGATAGTGAGCATTTTACTGCCGTCTTTACACCGACCACCAACACGGTTGGCACCGCTTCCATTCAGGTTCTACAAAGCGGGCATGGTGGCGCGGTCTATTATGATTCGGGTGGCGATGCGACATCCGCAAGCAACACTATCGCGATTGCGATCAATACAACGCCGCCGCCCCCGAGCCAGTTCTTCGTTGGCGTCAATTTTTCGGGGATGGAAAGCCAGTATCCTCTTGTCGTTGGCCTTCCGGAAATCACCTACTATGCCAACCGAAACCTGAAAATCAATCGCCTGCCAATCGGCTGGGCGCAGAATAATCCTCAGTTCGGTACGGTCGGTATACAGCATGCACTCAATGGGCCTCTTGATACTACCGGAACATATATCAATGGCGGCAGTTACGTTGCCGCGCTAGATGGTGTTCTAGCCAATATGGCGTCGGTTGGCAGCAAGGCCATAATCGACCTGCACACGTTTGGCGGCGGTCCTGGGCTGGCGGGAAGTTTCTCGATCTCATCATTGACTTCAGTTGGTTCGCTGGTCACTGCGACCTATTCCGGAACGTCTGCGCTGATCAACGGCATCACCGTCTCGGTTGTTGGTAGTGGTCTCTCGCTCACTAACTATGCAGGTGACGCTTATAACGGTTCTTGGACAATCTCCAACGTTACAGGGACCACCTTTCAATACACAGCAAACTCGACCCCCACGAACTCTCCCGCTGTTGCGCCCTACGGCAATTCTCTTCAAGGACAAGAGACTTCCACAATTGGATCAACGCGCCTTCCCAATTCCGCCTATGCCTATCTCTGGCAGCAGATTTCCGCGCGCTACAAAGGCAATGCTGGTGTCTATGCCTACGGCCTGATGAACGAGCCGATCAATGGCTTCAATTCAACCCAGTTGATGGGCGCCTACCAGGCCGCGATCAATGCCATCCGCGCCAACGGCGACAACACGCTCATCATCGTCGATGGCGTCAACTATTCGGGCGGCTGGAATTGGGAGTCGGGAACAGGACAGCCCTACAACAACACAAATCTTTACCAGCTCACCGATCCCGCCAACAATCTAGTATTCGACAATCACAACTACCTCGACAACAATTCCAGCGGGCAATTTTTTTCGTGGGCCAATGAAATCGCAAAGCCTGGCGCAGCGCCTCCCGGCACACCGACGAGTGCCACGATTGGCGAAACGCGGCTCAATGGTTTCCTGCCGTGGAAAGCGTCGCACAACGTCAATGCGATCCTCGGTGAAATCGGGTGGAGCAATGATCAGCTAGCTAACGGCGGCAATGACAATTACGCGGCGTGGAACACGGCTGCATACAACACGATCGCTCTGGCGCAATCGAACCAGGTCCCTGTGTTTGCATGGGGCGCTGGTCCCAACTTCAATCCGGGAATGGCTTTCTATCTGGGGCCGTCATCCGTAGCCAGTCCGGGCGTAGCTAATTTCTCATCGGCGGGTTTGCAATCAACGTTGATGACGGTGCTGGAGCAATTTTCCGGCTACACGGGTCCGCAGCCGCTAGCCTATCGCGTCGATCTTCCGACCATCGTCACCACGACCGCCAATCCTGACGCGCCCAAATTACAGATCGTCAATATCGGAACGGTCGGAAGCCAGGTCACCAATAATTTCGCCGTTCGCTACAACGGGACGATTCCTTCGGGCGGCGTCACGATCACGCCAGGGGCGACAAGAGCCGACAACGGAGCGAGCGCTGGAGGGACCGTCACTCCGCCCAGCGTGACGCTGCCTGCCGGAAATAACGCCATTGGCTATTTCACGTATACGCCTGCCGAAGCCGGCTTGCTCAATATAGCCGCGACCAACAACGGCGGTTGGATCAATCCTCCGGCAGTTCAGATTACGACTGGTGCAGTCATAGCGCCCAGTGTCGCGATCCCGCCGCCATGGACTGGAGCGAATCTCTCGGGAATGGAATCTACCAATCCCGGAGCGATCTATCCGGTCAGTCAGGGCGCCCCTCTCGCTGGCGTCTACAATGACTCTTACATGGCGTACTATCATAATCGTGGCATGAACATCGCGCGCCTTCCGTTCAAGCGTGAGCGAGTTCAACCAAGGTTGTTCGGTGCGCTCTCCAACACTCTTTCGTTCGGTGGAGCGTCGGGCCTTGATGCGCTCGATAGCGCCGTCAATGACGCCGTCAACAGCGGCATGGTAGCCGTTCTTGATGTTCACGATTACGGCGGGACGCTGGTTACGATTGATATTTCCTCGGTGTCGGTCACCGGCACCACGGCGACCTGCACCGTCGCCGACACCACGATCCTCAATGCCGGGGCCACGCTCACACTTGGCGCCACGGCGACCACCAATCCGACGCCGACCTATGCCGGGGCCATCACCATCATCAACGGCACGACGTTCACGATCCCGGTCCCAAACGGGACGCCGTCGTCCGGGGCGACAACGGGGACATTTTCTGCTCTTGTTGGAACGGCGGGGTATAGCAACGCTGCTATTGCTGACTTCGAAACCAAATTGATGGCGCGATACGCGCCTCTATCACCGAACATAATTCTTGACGTGATGAATGAGCCGAATTTCGTCACGGCGTCCGTGATGGCAACGGCAACTCAGGCGATAATCACTAGCGTCCGGACTAACACGTCTTTCACTGGATATATATTTGCCGAAGTTGGTGGTAGCTACTCAAAGGCAAGCCTGTTTTCTACCACGCTCAACAGCGTTGGATCGCTCCTCACCGATCCACTCAATAAAATAGTTTATGAAGTTCACAGCTATCTCGACGCTGGAGGCAGCGGTAGTAGCCCATATCCATCCGCGACCGGCGTTGGCGCTGTTTCCTTGATCGACGCGACCGAGTACGCGCGGGCCAATGGGTTGAAGCTTTTCCTCGGGGAGTTCGGAATATCCGGCGTAACCTCAATGATTACCGAAACTGAAGCACAGTTAGGTTATATCAGCGCCAATCCCGACGTTTGGGTTGGCTGGACGGCATGGACGACAGCGCCCTATGTCACGTTGCCTAGTCAAGTGAACACCCCTCCGTTCCAGTTTCCGCCCCCAGGTGGCGTGGTTACAGACGAACCGAATATGCCTGCATTGATCAGTGCAGGCTTATCTTCATTCTTTGCTGCGGCACCTACCGGCATCAACATGAATTGGGTGGCGGGATGGGACGGCGGACAGATTCCTGCCACCACATCGTCAGGCACGGTGCTGACTGGCCCGATGACGGCGCAGGAGCCGAACATCGACGGGTCCGGGACGACGACGTTCACACTGATTTCCAATCCCGGCAGTCTATTTTCGATCAACGGATCGAACGAGCTTGTTCTTGCCGGGACGCTCGCGAACCTGACGACCTATCCGATTTCAATTCAGGTCACGAACTCGCACGGCGTTTCGGGCACCTTCGTCGTGGACATCATCTGCAACAGCGTCGTGACAATTGACCCGACTACGATCGGATCGGGCATCTACACGCTGTCAAACGGCAATCTTACCATCCTGCACACTGGCGCCGGGAGCGCCGTTCAAACGGTTCGTATCACCAAGAGCAAGTCCGGAGGAGGTCCGTTCTATTTCGAACTTCATTACGACAGCGGATTTACTCAAGGCAATCAGCCATTGCTTTTTGCAAGAAACTTCAACGATCCCCTGACCCCTCCGGGCTATTGGTACCTGTCCGGATTCGCAGTTCAGTCCAATTTCGCAAGCATTCAATCCACCGTTCAAGGCACAGTCGCCACTATGACTTTTGCGTCAACCGCCCCTGCGGCGGGAGATACGGTGGGCTTTGCGTGGGCTCCCGGTAGCTATCTTGGCGTTCGACTCAACGGCGGAAATTGGAACAACAATGGCGCGAACGTTCCCGCCACGGGCGCGTTGAATATCTCTTCGCTGCCGCAGCCGCTATTTCCGTCTTACTATGCCTATCAGAACGGCGAGGGTGCGACCTTCAATTTCTGCGCGACGAGTTGCACCTATACGATCCCGAGCGGATTCAGCAAACTCAACTTCCTGCTCAAGCGCGACATCGATCCATCCTCCAACGACAACGATCCAGTCGGGTTGGAGAAGGCGGCGTAGCATCAACGTGCGCTTATTGGCCAGGAGCGGGGATGGGTTCTTTGCAAAAAGCGCAAAGAAAGGTCGTCGCTTAGAAGTGTCTGACCATGGCGCTTGCAGGAACCTGCAATATGTGCTTGAAAGATGGTGGCCTCTGTCATTTGAAGATTTCACTAAGCCCCGGCGTCTCACCGCCGGGGTAAACCTCTCTCTGCTCAGGAACGTTTAGAGGAAAACTTGCCCGTCGTCGCGACGGTATAGATCAGGTCGCCCAGGCAGGTGGCCGCGAGTTCATCATATTCCATTTCGGCCGTCACGCCCCGAGTTCTTGATGCTCTCGGCCCGGTCCTTGGCGTGCGTCCATTCGATAAAGCTGGCCAAAGCATAGGCCGTATGAAGATCCATCCTCATTCCTCGGTCACGTATGTGGATGAGCATTATCGCCAAGTGAATCCGCGGGCACGCTCAACGATCTTAATGCTCGGCTGCCATCCTTCATTGGCGAGGCGGACTATATTTCTCCAAACGTCGCCGTGGCTTAGGGAATGCTGGATAGAACAGCTTCCTCTGCAAGCTGGGAGATGGTTCTCTGTCATCATGTGACATTTACCGCCATCTAGGCAGAGCTCAATTGTTCTGCTCACTTTAGATCCCCATTCGAGAGGGCCGAAGCGCGCGCGCTTCGGCCCTCGCGGGCCTTGAATAGCTCACGCCAAGCTCGGTTGGCGGCGTAATACGTGGGCAGGTCTCCGGCCGCTTTGGCTATACTCGACAAGGCGGTCACCTCAAGCCTCGCCAGATCGGCGACGGCGGCATTGGTTGAAGGTTGTAATAATCGGCGATCGCTTTCATGACCGCATCGCTTTCACGCCGTAGCGGCTCAATTGCTTGGTAATATTCTCGGGTTCGGTGCCGTGCGTAGTCCTTGTCGTTCTTTCCCCAGCGTTCAATAGCCTCCACCATCTCGCGCTCAGCTTTGGCGATCAGACCGTTGAGATGCGCAAGATGTTCGCGGCTCGGCTTCAATAATTCCTCATCTATCGCCATCAGATGAATCCCTTATCTTGCGCCAGATCGGCGACGGCCTTGCTGATTTCATCTTCCATGCGCTTCTTGGCTCGGGGTCAGGGGTAATCTCACGGGTAAAACTCAAAAATCGCAAAAACGCCAATGATTTCAATGGAGTTCGAATTCAAGCACCTCCGCCGCGCCTTGTGTCACGCTGTATCTTCCTGTTTCAAGTAAGGCCGCTTCTCTTTGTGTTTCTTGAATAGTTTTCAATTTAGTGTCCCGTGCTGTGTCTTGCCGTTTTTTCCCGTTCCAGCGCTGGATCAGGGGTAGCGTCATGGGCTAGATTTTCCGAAGTGGTCGCCTTTAGTTCTTCAACATACCGGGCCAAGGACTCGCCGGTTATCACGGCCTTGGTGCCTATGTTCACGCGAACGAGTTTGCCTTGGTCGATCAACCGATAAAGCGTCGAGCGGCTAACGTTTCCCAGCTTCATGGCGGCGCCAGACAGATCATAGAGTGGCTGATCGATCGTCTGCGTCATGGGTTACGGTCCGCCGGAGGGTGTTGGGATGCCTTGCGCGCCTCTTTTGCTAATTTAGTCAGATGCACTGCAAAGGCGATGAGCGCATCCTCAATGCAGGTCTCGCCTCCGCGTCGGAGGTCTGCGGCAGTGCGCCAGGCCGCGAGTTCGACATGCATCATAGCCTTGTCGTAATCAGCCATGGTCATTTGTCCTCTGCCGGAGAGAGTGCTGATGCCTCGACTTGAACCATGTGCGTGAAATGCCAGCCGCCATCAGCCTTCGGCACGCATTCTCTCAAAATCCACGGGACAAGCGTCGTGGCCCAATCCGAATAAGCGATCCAGCCGCCGGCATTCATAGCGTTGATGTCAAACACTCCGGACTTACCAAAGGTCGATCCATCGGGGCGGTTTTGAAAACCTATCCAGTGCGTATGGCGATAGCGGACGCGCATCGGAACGCCCGGCTTTGTCCATGGGCCTTCCCATTGAACACGGCATAGTCCAAAGGCTGGCAGTTCTGGCGCATTCCATCGAAATTTGATGCCGGTACGTTCAAGGCATTCCCGCATTAGCGTTGGATTGGTGTAGCGCTTGCGTTCGAAGTCGCCCATCAGCTGGCGTACTTCATCGAGCGTCAAACCCGCAATGGCCGCGAGCGCGCTAGGACCGCAGTTGCAGCCCCATTCGTCGCTGGCGCGTTCGGCATCGGAGAGAGAAAACCGTAGCGTCATCGCTTGTCCTCTGCCGGAGAGAGGGCTGATAGGGTCATGTGCGCGTCCCACCCAAATAAATAGGGACCAAGCCATGAAGTCGTTCAACTTCTTCCAAAAGGAAGAGTCCATTTTGGTGCGAGAGTTGATTTCCATCAGCAACGTGGGTTCGAAGCGCCGATATATATTCCTCGGTCTCGGTTTCCTTCGACTTATTCGGGAAAACTCCCAAACGAATATCACGCGCGATTTGTGCTGCTTTATTCATTGATTGTCCTCATGATTGCCCGGCCGATGATTTCGGGGATTTGTGGGACGACGGCATTGCCGAGGGAGCTAAGAGCGTCCACCCGATTGGGAACCCCATCAGCCACTCGATCCAGCGTGGGTTCGCCGGCAAGCGTATTCCAGTGCGCGCTGCTAACTGCGAGCGCAGACGAATGTACGTATTCGGGATTGAAGTACCGGCCATGTGCCGCAACATCATATCCATCTCCTTTTGACCGGCGGGTTTTCGGTCGGTGCTCGTGGGGGTATGCCACAAGAAACAGCCGCTCTCGTGAATGTGAGGCACCCAAGGCGCATGCAGATAGCACCGACCATTCCGCATCGAACCCGCACTCGGCCAAGTCTCCGAGAACGTCTCCCATTCCGCGATTAAGCAGCCCTGTGGAGTTTTCCACGATGACGAATCTAGGTCGTATCTCGCGAATAATTCGTGCGTATTCGACCCAGAGGCCGCTTCGCGTGCCACGAATGCCGATTTTCGGGCCGACCCTTGTGATGTCCTGGCATGGGAATCCTCCGCAGATGACATCGATTTGAACATCTCCTGTTGCTGCATTTGCGGCGAGACGTTCTGCGGTAATGGTTCTAACATCCTCGTAACAGGGTACGGTTGGCCAATGCTTTGCGAGGATTTTTCGACAGAAGGGATCGATCTCGCAGAACGCGACGGTTCGCATTCCGGCTCTTTCGAGCCCGAGGCTGAAGCCGCCAATTCCTGAGAAGAGGTCGAGGACATTCAAGGTGTTCCCCGGTCTGCCAGAGGGAGGGCTGTTATCTTGATCTTCTCCATCATCCGTTCGACAAATTCAGCCGACGACATTTCGTAAAATGATTTTCCCGGATTTTCCGCCTCAAACTCCTTTATGACTTCCTCAGCCATATCCTTTGAGATCATCACCTTCATGGTGTGCCCTTTCGATCTGCCGGAGACAGCGCGGCTATGACCGCCTCGGCATAGTCAAAGTGAAGGTTGCAAGTACGCTCGTTCACTTGTGAGAAGTCACAAAATAGATGATCTTCCGGAAAGTTTTCGGCAATCCACTTGTTCGACGTTTCATATATTGCGCGAGCAATTCGGCCCTTCAATTCTTCGATATCATCGTCAGTGCCAATGATGATTTTCATGGTTACTCTCGATCCGCCGGAGGGTGTGTGTAGGGGCCATCCGGGCGCGTCCTGATGCCGGCTCGCGTGCAATCGCAACGGCCGGTATATGAAAGCGTCCCGCAGGCGCGGCAAAAGATGGGGCTTCCGTCGAAGGCCACGCCGCATTCGCAAAAAATAGCCCGCGTTTTTAATCCTAAAAGGCTGTAGACGCGCCAAATTCGACAGCCTTTGGCTGGAAAGCAAAACCTAATATGTTTCAAAGCTTGGAATCTGGCTCTAAGCATTAGGCTTAGACCGCCCTTATATTCCCAGAGCCAACCTTCGTAACCACAATCGTCATTGCTATGCATTCGATTAACGGAGCATGTCC